GAATGGCTGTACTATCACAAATAAAAAACGACCACCGTCAGATATTATATATGACAAAAGCTTATTAACTATGGCAAAATATTGTAGATGTGGTGAACCCGTACACCCAGTAAGACAAAAATACGGGTACAAAACGTGTATGCCTTGTAGTGGCGTTGAGCGTGTAGCATCAGCACCAGTTATAAACCATAAAACAGGTAACACAATACAAGTGGTTACTCAAGAAGTAGCAAAAGCATTATACAAAGCAGGTAGACGTAAAGGTTACGGTACTTGTCTTAGATAAAGAAACTAGTCAGGTTTAACAATAAGCGAAGCAGTAGAAGTACTGTGGGAGTCGAAGAGTAGTGGCATTGGACCCGATGGGTCGCGAGTGCCCTAAAAATCCCTGCTCACCTGACGCCGGTATACGAGTGTGGCGCGTGAGATGTGTATGTAGTGAATTGGCTCGATCAGTGATAGTAACGAAGCTACAATCTTACTCACTTGGCCACCTCGTTTTATAAAGTAACAAATTAAATTAAATAACTATGAATACATTAACAGTATTAGACTTTGAAGATGGCTTAGTATATCAGTATATTATAGATACTGACAAAGAACTACAAACAGAAGACTTTGAAAAGATTATGCTTGATCAAGGTCATAAAATAGACGATTGTGAGTGGATGTCTCACTCTGACGGAAGAATTAACTTAATTAAAATTGAATTATGAAAGACACTAATGAAATTGAAAAGCAATTACAGCACAAAGCTGACAAGTACATTAAACAAAAAGCAGAAGAAATGTTTGAAATACACAGAGAAATAGCTATGTATTTAGGTGGGTCTCTCCCAAGCTACATTGACTACATCACTGACTATCACGATTACAGTAACGATTTACAAGCAAACAGAGGTAAATACTTTACGTCTAGTTCTCCTTCAGCAATGAAGCTTAAGTACCAACAAGATTTAGCTAAAAACTACAAAGAAAAACTTGTAGCTAAATACACAAGTGAATTAATATCTAAACTAGAAATATTTGAATAATATGAATTACATGTCAACAGAAATTAGAAGTGCCCGCGAGGCAATGACTATCTTCAAGATACTAGGTATCAAAGAGATTACAACAGAGCGTCAACGTAAGAACGGTACAACAGTATACGAATTACCAATCAGCCAAGTATGGCAAACACTACAACCTAAACCTATACGTTTTGCTACGTATGAAACAGGTTATGTACGTAATGTTACCGAAGGCTTGTCAAGTTCTTACCAAATCAACAAAACTAAACCAGTAGTATACGAGTCAGGTATGACAGGTAAAGAGCGTATACTTATTGACGGTTGGGAAGAACGTCTAATATACTTAGCTAAGTTCATTATCAAGAACTACTATCAAAAGACTACGTATATAATGAGCGACTATGTCATGGATTGCTTGCGTGAAGCGTACAAAAGAGATTACAACAATCAGCCAAGCAACAGATTGCCATTCGGTGATGAAGTACAAGTGATAGTTAACGGACATAGATACAATTTATCATGAGCGCATTTTATAGAGATACAGTAGTGTATGGTAAGTCTGTACACGAATATAGTATTAAGGTTAACGACGAGCAATGGCTCGGCGCTAGCACAGTAGAAAAGCTAGTCGACATAGTATTAAGCGAAGGCATCTGCCCAAGCGCTATGCTATACATTGACGGCCAACCATCAAACGAGTGTATAACAGATTATATAGTAGAATGACTAAATTAACAGTAAGATACAAGAACGAAAGAACACTTAAGCAGCTATTGTCACACGCTGAAGCAGAAGCTAAGAAGTGGAGTGATTATGGTTTTATTGAAGATACTACGTATTGGAAAGCTAAAGTAAACGATTACAAGGCACAACTATATGCTTTGTATTATGAAAGAGAAGACTTTGATAAAATAAATACATTATGAAGAAAAGAAAACTAAACAGCAAAAACCCTAAGTATAGGTCAGAAGCACAAATTAAATTAGAGCAACAACCAATTGCTAAACAAATACTTATTAAAGAAGTTAAAGGTGCTAAAGTATATGCAACGTTTTACGCTAACTAATATGAAAACATACATCAATAATATCAGAGCCTGCTGGAAAATCTACAAAGATGGTAGATGGAGCAAAATAAATCCTAGCTACTCGTTTGCTCGATACGTTGTGTGGTACACATGGAACATTGTTAAACTTGAGCTTAAGAAGCTTTGCACAAAATAAAAACAATTACTAACAGATAATATTATAAACCAATTAAATTAAATACTATTATGACTAAAAACCAGTTACAACTAAAGATAGACTCACTAAGGCTATCTATTAAACAAAGCGATGACTTAACAAACAATTACACAAGTGAGTTACAAGCATTAGAAAAACAGCTTGCAGACTTAAATAAACCAAAGCTTACGCCATTACAGTTCGACGAGTTGCATACAGCTATCGAAGAAGCTGTCGGCTCATTTGACTTTGATGACAGTGACAACTACGACACTGATTTTCATATTGACTATGACAGCAGAATAGCTATTGAAAGCATGTCGTTTCTAAATGCCGACGAACTAGTACGTGAAATATACAGTCAAATAGAAGGGTTGTTTGCCGAAGCCACTGCACCTGAAGATGATAACCAATTAAACCAAGACTAATATGACAAAAACATTGTATGACAGACTAAAGCCAGAATATAGAAAGGCTATATCTAAAAACGAAAAAAAATATCCATTTATAACTAGTAGTTTAGTTGAAGTACTAAAAAGCAATTATTTTTGGAATGATTTAACTATCAGTCAAGCTAAAGATGTTATATCTTTTACAGACCAAACTTTCGGCAGTATATCATACTACGACTGGTCTTATGGCGATAAGTTCTTAGTACCAAACGACAAGTCATGAATTTGCTAACGCAAAACAGTAAGTTGAAAAAAACTAGTAAAGCGTTAGGCTTACGAGTATTTAATTTTGGTATTCCGGCGTACAAATCAGCATCGGGTAAGTTGACATGCCCGTTTGCTGATGCGTGCGTCAAGTTTTGTTATGCCAAAAAAGGTGCTTACATATGGTCAAACGTTCAACCAGCGTTTGAAAAACGTTATCAACTTACTAAAACAGATGACTTTGTTAATATTATGAACCAAGAAATAGCTAAAAAACGTCCTGATTACGTAAGGGTGCATGACAGCGGCGACTATTACTCACAAATTTATTTAGAGAAATGGTTGCAAGTTGCTATACACAACCCACGCGTACGCTTTTATAGCTATACTAACTGTGTTCAAATGCTTAAAAATACTAACCTGCCTGACAATTACGACATTATATTCAGTGATTCAGGCAAACAAAAACATTTAATAGACGAAAAGAAAGATCGACACACCAGAATATTTCATAGCCATAACGAGCTTGTTTCTGCTGGTTATACTGACGCTTCTAATATTGACTTAATGGCCACAAAATGGTTTAACAAAACAAATAAAGTAGGACTAATATTTCACTAAAATTAAAATTATGACAAAAACAGAATTACCAAAATGGTTCAATGGCGAACTATACAGCGAAGGCGGCGAGGTTACAAACCCGTTTAGCGGACAAAGTTACGAACTTACAGCTGAAGAACTAAGTATGTACGACTTTATTATAGGTGCAAATCAACTTATAGAGTTAGGTATGTACGCGCCAAAAACAGTTGACGACATGCGTAAAGGTCTTACGTGGTTCAGAAAAAATAACCCAGAAGCGTATTACGTATTATTAGATTAATTATGACAGCAGAACAGATAGAAAACTATATTATCAACGAGCTTGATAGTAAACCAAGGCATAACTGCACGGCTTTAGCAGAAGCTATAAACAAAGTTGCAGAAGAAGTTGAGTATGACTCTTTTGCACTTATGAGGCTATTGCTAGAAAATAAACCAATAGACGCTTTGCATACGCATAGCTATGGCTTTCATACGGCTAACGGTAGGTCGTTAATAGAAAGCATGATAGATATTTATCATACCGAAGTACAATTTTATGTCGACTAGAGCAACAATTAGGTTTGCAGAGCGCACACCAGGGCAATCATTTGCCAAAAAACCAAAAGATGTTACACATCAAATATACCACCACTACGACGGCTATCCAGACTTTTTAGGTGTAGCTATAGCTAAATTTGTAGAAAATGCAGATCATAACGGTACAGACTGTTTAGCTGCACAATTATTATGTAAGTTAAAACTAGGTTTACACTACGATAAGCTGCAAGTTAGTAGAGGCGTTGTATATCTAGAGCATCCTGACCAAAAGCAAGGAGACCTTGATTATACATACTACGTATGGACTGGTCGTGGTGATGAAATATGGATTAGCATATTCAGATACGACTCTGATGAGTGTCTGTTTGTTGGTAAGCCATGTGATCTTATAAACAGATACACAAACTAAAAACGATTACTTATGGATAATATTAAAATGACAGACGCACAGTTAAGACAGCTAATAGATGGATTAGCAGATGGCTTAGTTAAACGTATATACGGAGTAGCTAATGACGTTGAAGATCCAAGAGACGATAAAGTTTGGCACTGTGATCGCGAAGATGATGAAGCTATAGGTGAGTTAGCTAGGCTAATGACACTATTAAATCTTTATACAGAGCGTGAAGAGTATGAAAAATGCCATTTAGTAAACAAACATATTAAACGATTAGAAAAAATTGTAGAAAACCTATGAATATATTTTATTTACACCGAGACCCACAAAAAGCCGCTCAATACCAGTACAACAAACATATAGTTAAGATGATACTTGAGTCCGCTCAAATGCTATGTACTGCACACCACTGTATTGATACTGAATTTGCTGATGTGCCGTATAAAATAGCACATAAAAATCATCCGTCAACCGTATGGGCTAGAAGATCAGCTAATAACTACGAGTGGCTATATCATCATTTTGTAGCTTTATCAGCTGAATACAAAAGACGTTATGGTAAAGATCATTTATCTTATATAAAATGTAAAGATAAACTTAGCATAATGCCTGGTGAGTTAGTTTATACAGGCTTTGAACAGCCTCCACAGTGTATGCCTGACGAATACAAAGACGAATGTAGTATACAGGCTTATTGGAACTATTACATAAATGATAAAAAGCATATTGCAAACCCTAAAACCGAAACATTATATGAGCAACGACCTGAAGACACGTATCAAGCAATTTAATAAAATTAAATTTGCTAATGACAAGAGTAAAAGAATTATTATTGGACATCTTACGGTTAATAGTGGCAAAAAATGGTTTGTCGAAGACAAAACTGTGACACAAGGCTCTAAAGATACTGAATAACAGGCTTATGTCACACATCGACCGAAATATGAAATGGCTCAATGAGCATCGACTAATATATAGAAGGTTACCAATTACAGATATACCTACTATTGAAACTAAAGAATATATGTTTTTTGAAGATGGTACGTATCAGTGTTACGAGTTGTTTAGATCTAAAGCAAAAATAACTACGTTTAAATCGCTTAAATGGCATATGTTAGTTCTTTGGTATTTAAACCCTCAGCTATCGCCTGATATGTTAGATGATTTAATGGATATTATATGCTACAAACCAAACGGCTTCATTAGCTTTAATATAAATGAATCATCACGAGAGCGAATATTACACGAAGTATACATGTCTGATCTTGATAAACCGCCTACAAATAAGTTGCGCAAAGTTGTATTTAAACCTTTTTCAGGTTTAACAAAAGAGCAGAAACTATCTATTGTAGGTTCATTAATAGGTGTAACAAATAAAATACATCCAGATGACGTTTACGCATGTATGATAGACTTAAATGATACAGGACAAAAGATTACAATACGACGCATCTCTGAGCTTTTAGGCGTATCTAGTCGCACAATACACAGACACATGTGTCAAGACCTAAAAAAAGAAAAAGAATTATTAAATCAACAGTTATGAACAAAGATAGGTTAGTAACTATTTGGCCATCGTAATAAAAAAAAGTTTATATTAGCGCAATGAAAAATTATAACAGTTATAATTACAAGAGGTATAAAGACGATTTAAAAGCGTCACAGCCTAATGGTAAGTTTTGGGACGAGTATACTCGCGACGAACTTATAGTTAAGTTTTTACCGCTTGTAGAAAATATAGCTCGTAAGTTTTCAACGTCTGATTCTGCATCGGGTATAATGAACATACAAGACTTAATGGGTATGGGTCAAATAGGTTTAATACAAGCTGTTGACAAAATAACTTGGTCAACTATAGTTGAGTCTGCTGATCCTGAAAAAACATTAAAGTCTTACTTAGCTAAACGTATACGCGGTGCAATACGCCGTGGCACTGATGCTAATAGATCACCAATGCGTATACCTGAGCATAAGTTAAATGACATACGTAAAGGCTTTGAAGATGATCCTGATAAGCAAGCTATGTTCTACAACTCTATGTTTCAAAGTATTGATGAAGAGGTTGACGACAACATGTTGCCACAATATGAAGATGAAAGCGAAGACCCATATAAAAAAGAAAAACTATATCAACAACTAAACAAGCTTATGCTTAAACACTTGACAGATAAAGAATATCATGTGATTAGATTAAGCTACGGGCTTGGTTGTGATAAACTATCTGCTAAAGAAATAGCTGACAAGTTAAATATAAACGGAAGCAGCTCTTACGTTAGAGTTTCTCAGTTAAAAAAACAAGCAATTGATAAGTTAAAAGCTAATGTAACTCACTTGCAAGTGATTGATTATCTGTAAGTTACCGTTTAAAACTAATAATTAATACGTAATTATATATATAACCTAAAACCAATTATACCAATGAAAGATTTAACTAAAAAACTAGCTGATGTTCAGACTAAGTTAAAAGCAAAAAAGTCTTCATATAATAGCTTTGGTAAGTACTACTTCCGTAAAGCTGAAGACATCTTAGAAGGTGTAAAACCTTTTTTATTACAACACAATATATCAGTAACAATATCAGAAGAACTAATCGCTACAGATCCAGTTCCAATGATTAAGTCTACTGCCACGATCAGCGACGGCGCCGATGCTATACACGCCACAGCCGTTGTCGGCGTTGATATGCAGCAAAAAGGTATGCAGACTGCCCAACAGTTTGGCGCAGCATCTACATATGCTAAAAAGTATGCGCTTGGTAATTTATTCTTAATTGATGATACTGAAGACGCAGACGCTACAAATCAGCACGGTAAAGGCGCTGCGGCTAAAGTTGTTGCTAAAGCAAAACCTGCTATTACTAAAGAACAGTTATCTAAAGCTGCAGAATATATAGCTGGCGGCGGTGACATTACTGCTATTAAAAATAAGTATAAACTAACTCCAGCTCAGGAGAAACAACTAACTAAGTAATGACAAAAGAAAATTACTACAAACTAAAAAGCGATAAGCACTATTATGGTGATTACGGCAAGCAGTTTCTTAGCAACTCTGACATATCAACCTTGTTAAAAAATCCTTTAGATCTGCACAAACCGCAAAAACTTATACCAGCTTTTTTAGTTGGTGGTTATTTTCATACCGCAATATTAGAGCCTCACAAGTTGAAAAGTTTTAAAGTTGTAGAAGCTACAACACGTAACACCAAGGCTTACAAAGAGTTGTCTGGTGGCGAAATGTGCTTGTTACAATCAGAAGTTGATAATGCCCAGCTACTTATTGACACGGTTTTAGAAAATGATATTTGTAGAGGTCTAATACACGGTACTAAATGTGATTTTGAAGAACCTGGCATTACAGAACTATTTGGCAACAAATGGAAAGGTAAAGCTGACGTTTTAAATCACGAAGAAAAACTAATTATAGATCTTAAGACTACGTCTGATATTGAAAAATTTAGATGGAATGCTAAGAAATATAATTACGATAGCCAAGCTTATATATATAGTAAGTTGTTTGGCTACGAGATGTTGTTTATCGTAATAGATAAAAACACAAAGCAAATTGGCTTGTTCGACTGTTCGCCGCAGTTTTATGAGCAAGGTCAAAAGAAAGTTGAAATGGCTACAGAACAATATGAGTTGTTCTTTAAAAATGATAACTTTGACCCAAAACAGTATCTTAAAACAGAGACACTGTAAACTTTAATTAATTAATTAACTAATTTTATTTTATTATGGCTAGTATTATTAAAGCGTCTATTAATCTTAATGAGATTCCTAAAGACAAAATTATCGTGGGTAAAAAAGGTAAATACTTACCTATTGCAATTACCCTAAATGACGAACCTGATCAGTTCGGTAACCAAGGACCTATTGTCGTTGAGCAAACAAAAGAAGAGCGTGATTCTAAAGCGGCTAAAACCTATTTAGGTAACGTAAAAGTTGTTTGGACAAATGGTACTAATGTTGATGCTGCACCGCGTGATAACGTACAGTCAGCACCAGCGCCTACAGCAGTTGAAGATAACGATTTACCGTTTTAGTAAATGAGCGTAGAAAGTAAAGAGATCAATGGATTTGCGATTGATATGTTCAATCAGCATGACCTAGAAGTTGGGAAGACACAGGGGGTTTGCCCCTTGTGCTCTCACAATAGGAAACCCGAAAATAAGAAAGCTAAATGCGCTTCTTATGACTGGGAACGTGGTCTCGGCACCTGTCACAACTGTGATACTAGTTTTCAACTACATACGTACCAACGTAAAGGTGCTAGTGAAAAAGTTTATGCTCGACCACAGGTTGAGTTTAATCCTACTAGCACAAAGGTTGAAGAGTGGTTTGAAGCAAGAGGTATAACAAAACAAACCTTGGCTGACCTAAGTGTAGGTGAAGGCCAAGAGTTTATGCCACAGACAGGTAAGTCAGAGAATACAATTCAGTTTAACTATTATATGGGTGATCAACTCATAAACGTTAAATACAGAGATGGTCGTAAAAACTTTAAACTGTACAAGGGTGCAGAGAAAATATTTTACAATATCAATAGTATTATCGGTTATGATACTTGTGTTATAGTTGAAGGTGAAATGGACGTGCTTGCAATGCACGAAGCGGGAGTTAAAAACGTTATATCAGTACCTAACGGTGCTACGTTGAACTCAAACAATCTCGATTATTTAGATAATTGCATCGATTATTTTGAAGACAAAGAAAAGGTTATATTAGCAGTTGATGCTGATGAGCCTGGCCAAGCATTAAAACAAGAGTTTATACGACGTCTTGGCGCTGAAGTCTGCTATTTAATTGATTTCGATGATTGTAAAGACGCAAACGATTATTTAGTTAAGTATGGAAAGTCTGCTCTCAGACATGCAGTTGAAAACGTTAGACCCGTGCCTCTTGAAGGCGTGTCTACATTAAGAGATATAGAAGATGAATTACAAGACTTTGTTAAAAACGGTTTTAAACCAGGGTTTCAGATTGGTATCGATAACTTCGATAAAATCTTTTCTACATACACGTCCCAATTTATTACTGTTACTGGTATACCTAGCTCTGGTAAGTCTGATTTTGTTGACCAAATGTGCGTAGGCTATAATAAAAATTATGGATGGAAAACGGCGTTCGCGTCACCTGAAAATCAACCAACGTTCTTACATGCCCACAAGCTAATGCGTAAGGTTTGGATGGATATGCCATCGCCCGGCGACATTGGTGGTGACAAGTGGAATCAAGTTGCTGATCACGTTAACGATAACTTTTTCTTTATTGACATGGACAAGTATTCGCTTGAAGCTGTATTGCGCAAAGGCGCTGAGCTTGTAAAGCGTAAAGGCATTAAATGTCTTGTTATCGATCCATTTAATAAGGTTAGAGATGTTAACGCTAACTCAGATGATGTTAACCGCTATACGCTTGAGTATTTACAAAAGATAGAAGTGTTTGCAAAAAAGTATGATGTATTAGTTATTGTAGTAGCTCACCCTACTAAAATGTACAAAGACAAAGATGGCAAGATTGAAGAGCCAACGATGTATAACATTAAGGGTGGTGGTGAATGGTACGATGCTAGTTATCATGGTCTTTTAGTTCACAGAGACTATGAAGCTAAAACTGTTAAAGCTAAAGTTTTAAAAGTTAAGTTTCAAAACCTTGGTGAAAACGGAGCTGAAGCCCATTTTACGTGGGAGCGCAGGTCTGGTAGTTTTCTTCCTTTAGCTGCTGATATTGCTGAAGAAGAAGCAATGCCTTGGGAATAATGGCTAAGCGTAGACCATTTAAACCTGGGTTTCGACCTCTTACAAAAAAAGATTCTGAAGTTATTACATGGTGTATCAAAAATGGTATATCTGTATGTGTAGTGCCTTGCGATAAATATTCAGGACCAAAAAATGATTTTGGTATTGAAATAGTTATTAAAGGCAAAACTAATGTAGGTCCTTGTTTTGAAAAGCAAGAGGTATTAGAAAAACAAATTGAATATTATTATTACTATTATGACAAATACAACAAACACGTTTGATACAGCAGACAATGCTTTTCACAGTCTATACTGGCGTATAGTTCGTGATGGCGTAGATTTTGCAGGCACTAAAGCTTTATTTAACGTAGGCTTTGAAATGAAGTTTCCAGCACACAGTGCTATACACAACGGTAAAGTAAAACGTGACTGGTCTGCAGAATATGCTGAAGCCGAATGGCAATGGTATTGCTCTGGTGATCGTAACATAAAAAAGCTTGGCGAGTTGTACGGTAAAGTACCAGCTATATGGAAGCGCATGGCTGATGATGACGGTAATGTAAACTCTAACTACGGTTGGCAGTGGAAGCGTAACAATCAGCTAGAGCTTGTTATACAAATGCTAAAAGACAATCCTGAAACTAGGCAAGCAGCTATATCTATATATGACGCTAAAGAGTGGGACAAATATACTTTCGACACTCCGTGCACGTACGCTGTACAGTTTACAATATTGAATGACAAGCTTAATATGTCTGTTGTAATGCGTTCTAATGATCTCTGGTATGGTTTCTGTAACGATCAGTATCAGTTTTCAAATTTACAAATGTATGTCGCCTATCAGCTTGGCTTGCCAGTTGGTACATACTATCACTTTGCGCATAACTTGCATTTGTACAACGATAAATTACCAGAAAATAAAACTAGAAAATTTCATATATGAAGTATGCACTATACCACATCCCAGGTAAAAAAATAGGGGTGACAAACAACTTGAAATATAGGGTTGAAGAACAACAAGGTTACGAACCTGGCGAGTATGAAATACTTGCTTGGTCTGACGATATATCTTACATTTCTACATTAGAACGTGAAATGCAAGTTCAATATGGTTATCCTGTTGACGAAAAACTCTATGAAAAACTTTTTACTAACGATTTTAAAGAATTTAATAAAATGAAGATCAACGTAACAGAGGCAACGACTACCTTTCCGTGCCCTATAAATAAATTGAAAGGTCAACTAATGGACGAGCTTGGTATGCAGTGGGAAACTGCTCACGGTGAGTTTACTATAACTCAACCAACTATAAATTGGATTATGGCTAACGTAAAAACATCACAGTACAGTAACGATAGATGTTATATATATAATAAAGCTATGGCTAAGTATTATGACCACAATCCACACAGAAACATCACTGTTGGAACAACTCATAAAGCAGAGGTTTCCAAGCAAGCGTCTGAAAGAGAGTTGGCAAGAGTAAATGGTAAAGTGTTTGAAAAACCTGATGTTAACTGTAAAGACTGCCATAAACCTATATTTGACTGTATTAGAGAGTGGGCTGATGAGCGTGGCTTGTACGACAAAGGCGATCCAAAGACTCAGTATATTAAGTTAATGGAAGAGACTGGAGAGATTGGTAGAGCTTTGTTAAAAGATGATACAAACGAAATTGTTGATGGTATCGGTGATGCTGTAGTTGTATTAACTAACTTAGCTGAGTTAATTGGTGTACCAATTGAAGAGTGTATACAATCAGCTTACGATGTTATATCAAAGCGTACAGGCAAAATGATCAACGGCACGTTTGTAAAAGATCAACCAATAACTAGCTACGGTAGAGCTAATCTAACACAAAAAGGATAATTATGCACATAGGAAAAGACAAATACAAACACGCTATCGCGGGTATTATATTCGCGGTTATATTTACAGAACTTGGGTTAACAGCTTTAACAACACTATGGCTAGTGCTAGCAGTTGGTGTAGCTAAAGAAGTTTATGACTATTTTGATTACGGCGTATTCGATAAATGGGATGTGCTTGCTACAATAGCACCAGTATTATTTTATTATATTTTAACAATATTAGCATAATGACAGAGCAAACAATTAAATTTAGAGATCCTGTGGTTAGAAACGTTGTAAACAAGTTTGTTGAGCGTTCTAATATAGGTTATCAAAAGTACGGTAGAACACTACACGACGAAAGAACTGAAGGTCACAAAAATCTTTTAGGTTATTTAAATGACATACAAGAAGAGTTGATGGATGCAATACTGTATATTCAAGCTGCACGTGAAGAGATTAGAGACTTATCTGAAGAAGCTTTGATTAAAAAGTTTGAAGATGAAGAAGAGATCTAAAAAGCGTGGTCCTGTAAGAGCTAAACGCGTACGACAGGACGGTATTAACTTTGCTTCAGGGCTAGAACGATATATGTATCTAGCTCTGAAAAAAGCAAAGATCAAAGCTGCATATGAAGGTGAAACCTACGTTGTGCAAGAAGGCTTTGAGTTTACTCAAGCTGCTTATGAAAAGCAGTCTAACGGTAAAGGTGAATATAAGAACAGAGGAAATAAAAAAATACTACCAGTTAAATATACTCCAGATTTCGTTGGCAAAGACTTCATTATTGAATGTAAAGGCCGTGCAAACGAAAGTTTTCCAATGCGATGGAAAATGTTTAAAAAGTACGTAAAAGAGAATTTACCTCATGTAACTTTATATAAACCTCAGAACCAAAAGGACTGCGACGAAACTATTAAATTAATCCAAAATCAAAACAAATGAGAGAATGGGAATTAAGTTTCGGTACTTTTCCGGGGCTATTATTTGGTATTAGAACATACCAAGAAGAATTCAGAACAAACCACGTTATATACGTAGGTTTTATAGACGCATGTTTAACAATATACAAAAACTAATCAATGAACAACAACATCCTATCGGATATTACTGTTCACATGAAGTACGCCAAGTATAATCCCGAGCTTAACCGCCGGGAGACTTGGGAGGAACTCATTGACCGTAACGTCCAAATGCACATTAAAAAATATCCACAGTTAAAAGAACAAATCAATGAAGCGTATAAGTTCGTTTATAGCAAAAAAGTATTACCATCTATGCGATCGTTACAATTTGCCGGCAAACCAGTTGAAATATCTCCTAATCGCCTATATAATTGCTCATATCTTCCAGCTGATAGCGTTGATGCTTTTAATGAGATAATGTTCTTATTGTTGTCTGGATGTGGCGTAGGGTATTCAGTTCAACAGCATCATATTAAAAGACTACCAGCTATTATAAAACCATTTGACAAACGCAGTAGACGTTTTGTTATTGGTGATAGTATTGAAGGTTGGTCTGATGCTGTAAAAGTATTGATAAAGTCTTACTTAGGTGATAAGCGTGCGTCGAAGATAAAATTTGATTATACAGACATTAGACCTAAAGGCGCAAGGCTTGTAACTTCTGGTGGTAAAGCACCTGGCCCACAGCCTTTAAAAGAGTGTTTAATTAAAATACAAGGTATATTAGATGAAAAACAAGATGGAACGCAACTCACTTCTCTTGAAGTTCATGACATTATTTGCCATATTGCTGATGCTGTTTTGGCTGGTGGTATACGCCGTGCGGCTCTCATTAGTTTATTCAGTGCTACAGATGATCAAATGGTGTCTTGCAAGTCAGGGAATTGGTGGGAGACTGATCCACAACGTGGACGAGCTAATAACTCTGCTGTTTTAATGAGACACAAAATCACTAAAGAGTTCTTTATGGATCTGTGGAAACGTGTTGAGCTTTCTGGTGCTGGTGAACCTGGTATTTATTTTAATAACGACAAAGACTGGGGCACTAATCCATGTTGTGAAATAGCATTGCGTCCGTTTCAGTTCTGTAACTTATGTGAGGTTAACGTATCTAATATTGAATCACAAGAAGACTTTGAAGCTAGAGTTAAAGCTGCTGCGTTTATCGGTACATTACAAGCTAGCTACACTGACTTTCATTATTTAAGGGAAATATGGAGAGAGACAACAGAGAAAGACGCTCTTATAGGTGTGTCAATGACAGGGATCGGGAGTGCCGCTGTGCTCCAAATGGATATGAAGGCCGCTGCAAGTATCGTAAAGAGAGAAAACACGAGAGTAGCGAAGCTTTTAGGCATAAACAAAAGTGCTAGATGCACAACCGTAAAACCTGCAGGGACGACATCTCTGGTATTAGGAACTTCATCTGGTATTCACGCATGGCATAATGACTATTATGTGCGTAGAATGCGCGTAGGGAAAAATGAAGCTATATATACGTATCTTTCAATACATCACCCTGAGTTAATTGAAGACGAGTTCTTCAGACCTCACGATACAGCTGTAATTTCTGTACCTCAGAAAGCTCCTGAAGGATCAATATTAAGAACTGAATCACCGTTTGATACGCTTGAGCGTGTTAAGCGCGTGGCTACAGAGTGGGTTAAGCCTGGTCACCGTGTTGGTTCTAACACTCATAACGTATCAGCTACTATATCATTGAAAGATGATGAGTGGGATAAAGCTGGTGATTGGATGTGGGAAAACAGAGAACACTACAATGGTTTATCAGTATTGCCATATAACGGCGGTACATACACACAAGCTCCGTTTGAGGACATTGACGAAGCTACATTTACTAAAATGTCCAAAGTATTATCTGACGTTGATTTAACGAAGGTTATTGAGATGGACGATAACACAGACCTATCAGGCGAGCTTGCTTGCGCTGGTGGTAACTGTGAAGTAATTTAATCTTAAATTTAATATTATGAACAAAATTGAAAATTATTACGAAGAAATGTTAGTAATGCTGCAAAATAGCATTGATGATGTAGAAAAGTTTGCAGAAGGCAATAAGTCTGCGGGGACTAGAATCCGCAAGACCATGCAGAATGTTAAGAACTTAGCTCAAACAATTAGAGTTGAGGTTCAAGAACAAAAAAACTCTGTTGCAGCTTAGATAGCTATAACGTAAACGATAATCATTATCGCTACGTAAAGCACTTTGCTTATATCAATTTTACGGTCCATAGGGTTATAATTACCTTGTGGGCCGTTTTTTATATTAAGTAATCGCTAAGTAACTGTTATTTTTCTCCGCACTTTTTGCTTGGGTCACCAACCTGTCTCCAGTCTTGTTTTACCCAAGTCTTTAAGCTACCGCCGCTGCTAGTGCCAGTGACGTTGCTTTTGCTAGATCTTTTATATTTACCAGCTTTACCAGCGGATCTTTTAGCGCGTATTACGGCTTGTCTTTCAGACTGACTCATGCTAGCAATTTTAGCTTTTGGTAGGCAAACTTTTGTAGTGCCACCGCCTTTTGCCTTTGTTTTCTTAGCGAACGGCGACTTCATCTTAAAAGCCATTAGCACTTACCTTTACCTTGCTGCTTAGATGCCCACATATTAGCATAAGCGCTTGGATAAACTTTAAACTTCCTTCTAGCCGCAGCTTTACATGAAGCTGTTAACTTTCTTTTCATCGGCGATTCGTCAGTCATTTTAAAGCAATGCTTAACCATCGGCGAAGCGTATTTCATCTTATAAGCCATATCTATTTATTTTAACATTTCCATCTTCTTCTAGCTGCTTTACCTCTTTCGCTAGTCCAACTTTTTGATCTAGCGCAAAATGACTTTCTACGCTTAGCAGCTTTACTACCAGGCTTAACTTTACCTGTAACAGGCGCAGAAAGTGTACTCCCAGGGTTTTCTTTTTTATAAGCTTTTCTACCAGCCTCGGTCATTCCTCCACCTTCATCAGCATGAAGAAAGTGCCTACCTTTACCTCTGGTAGTTTTTTTTAATTTTTTAAACGGATTATTTTGTATGTATGCCATTTTATTGTGATGTATATGTTACCGTCATTAAGTCGTCAGTGTTCGCTGTTGGCTCGTCGTAATATATCGCCGCTTTAGCGCTTTTTACTTTTAATGTGTTGTTTTCTAATAAATTCAAACTTACTGTCGGCGGTATTTTGATTTCTTTAACTAAATGCGATACAGCAGTATATTCTGGCAAAGACAAAACAACTGTAACATGTATATCTAGCGTTGAGCTTGAGTTCGATATTATAATGTTACTCAAAGATGAGCTAACAACGAAGCTTTGAGATCCACTAGCGCCTTCAGTAAAGTCGTCTAAATTTTTAGTTATACCTGCCATACTATTATTATTACTCGTTTTTAGAATAATTCATATTATATAAAATTAAGGTGTTGTTGTATATTCAGCGCTAGTTCCACCTAAAAAGGTTGACCAGTCATATTCTATTACTGCTGTTACCCAAAAAAATCTATTAGCATTTTGTAAATCAACAGATTGCTGTATTGATAGCGCCATTTTATCTGTAGACTCAAAATGTTTTGCATTATCAAAAGCAAAGTGAAATACATGGTGGTCGTCATCTGCTGAAGCTGATATAGTTTCAGTTTCTTCTATAGTCCAAGCGTTAGTATATGATTGTCCACAAGGCGATGTTTCAATACCAACTGTTATATCACTTGCTGCTCCGTGCATTTGAGCGTAGTGTACCGTTACAGATACAACTCTACCGTCTGCTGGCATAACCATAGCAGCTTCTTCCTGGTAGTTAACTGTTTGTTCTGTATTAGTTACAAACGGCATAAAGTGTTTATCTGTACCTAAATCATCTACAAAGTTCATTGGGAAAACTTGTATTTGTTTTTGTACACTACCAGTTAAAGATATATTACCCGTAACCTCAACACCTGTAGATGTTGTTTCAAACTTTTTGCTATTGTCGTAGTATAATTCAACTTCTGCGTTGTCTTTAAATCTTGCTTTAAACTCATTTGCATCAGGATTAAGAATATCTACTGACTGCCCAGCTATTCTTAAATTACCAGTTCCACCATCTTTTATATAACTATTACTACCATCGTGGTATATTTTTAAATCTGAAGAAGCTCCAAACGTTGCTTGAACGCTGTCGTCAAAGTTAACATCTTTAAACGCTCTTGTTCTCACGCTGCTTCCGTCGAGCTGAAGATAAGTTGCTAAACCTCCGCTACCGTCATCAGACTGTAATACTATGTCTTTGTCGTCAGACCTGTTTAATATATATAAGTTTCCAGTTTCGTTTTCAATATAGCTATTAGTACCATCGTGATTTATGTACATATCTGCAGAACTACCAAATCTAGCTTTTACGCCATCGGGATGCAGCGTGTTCTTGTTAAATTGCGTTGCAACAGAACCACCATCTAAAAAGAAATATGTTTCAACACCACCAGAACCATCGTCTGATTGGAATAATATATCGCTGTCATCAGCAAAATTTCTTATACTTAAATTTCCAGTATAATTATCTATATAAGAACCAGTGCCTGTGTGTGTAAATCTTAAATCATTACCAGTGCCAACTCTAAGCTCATTATTATCTGCAACTTTTATATTACCAGCAACATGTAGTTTTTCAGATGGATCAGTAGTACCAACACCTACATTGCCACTTTCATCAACAGTAAATTTAATAGACTCATTAGAACCATCTGCATCTCTAAATCCTAAATGTATATCCTTAGTGTCAGAAGTATCTGAATCTACAGTAAGCTTTAAAACATGATTGCCTGTTGTTTCATCTTGTCTGTGATATATTCTAGCTGTCCTATCTTCAACGTCAAAGTTTATGCTTTCTTCTGCTTGTCTACCAAGAGATAATCTTGGATTTGCTGTAGCGTCAACTTTATATATTTGTACTTTTTCACTAAATTTGTTTGCTACAGCACTACCATCAATAGTTAAATAAGGCGTTGTACCGCCAGAACCGTCGTCACATCTGAAAGTAATGTCATCATCATCTACGGTTTGTACAATCTGTAAAGTACCAGTAAAGTTTTCTATATTAGAATTTGTTCCGTTGTGGTATATTCTTAAATCATTGTCAGCACCAAATCTAGCTTCATTACCATCTCCAACTTTTATATTACCATTGACTTCTAGCTTTTCAGAAGGTGTGGTTGTACCAATTCCTACGTTGCCAACCTCATTTATTATTAATGCGTCGTTAAGAGTTCCAGTGTCTGACGTTGAAAAAACAAGCTGAGAGTCGTTAGCAGCGTTACCTCTTTCCATTCTAATATCAGCATACTTTACTCCAGTATTATGAAAGTCTATGGTGGCAATATCATCTCCTAAGTACCCAGCGGGTCTACCCTCTATAGTTATAGTTCCTGTGTTAGTTACGCCACCACTTGAAACGTCTGCTGAAACGTGTAATAAAGAATCAGGACTAGTTGTTCCAATACCAACGTGACCAGACCCGTTAATAACCAATCTTTTATTAGCGCTACTATCCGCTAATATTATATCGTGACCTGCGTCACTATCTGTTCCAAACAAAGCTCCGTACGTTCCACTGTCATCATCTTGAACACTTATCCAAGCTTGATTGTCACCAGACTTAAATCTAGCAGCCACGTTAGTAGTACCTGAGTGTGTGTCTAAAACATACGCGGGATTATTAATTCCAATACCAACATTTCCAGCGCTAGTAATACGCATTCGCTCAGCGCCATTAGTCCAATTAGTTATATATCCACCACCACCATCAGAGCGTAGCATAAGGTTAGTATTGTTTGTAGCTTTTAACCTAGCTATATTTCCTAAAGACTCAATTTCAAAATATGAATTTGCTGTATCGCTATGTATTTTTAATGTTTTTTCACCTGCTCCATCAGAACCTATTTCTAAATTAGCGCTAGGACTATCAGTTCCAATACCAACGTTACCGCTATCAAGTATAGTTAGTTTTTTAGAGCCAGATGTAAAAAAATCAAATCTTGTGTTGGAGTCGCTAGAGTCATATCCCACTATTTTTGTTTCATCACTTGTATCGCCAAAATGTATGACGCCAGCATCAGCGTTTGTTTGTATTTTTAAATCTCCTACAACATGTAGCTTTTCACTAGGAGAAGTAGTACCAATGCCCACGCTGCCGGCATTAGAAATAGTCATTCTAACAGAATTATTTGTTTTAAAGAACATAGGGTAGTAAGCAGAGTTGCCTAATGATGTCTCGTTACCGGACTCATTAAGAATTGTGTAATTGCCTGCTTTAAAACCTGTGGAAGCTTTTGCGTACCCTGTAACCTCTAACTTTTCAGAAGGACTACTAGTTCCAATACCGACGTTGCTATTGGATAGGTCAATGTTTAAATTGTTAGCGTTAACTCCAGTGTTTGCACCTAAAGACAGCTTACCGTTTTCAGAAGAAATATAACCGTTAGTATCATTGTCTGATAAAGCAATATAAGCCTTATTATCCGTAGATTTTAATCTTACGACAACGTCATCTGCCGATTCAACATGTAGTCTTGCTGTTGGGCTAGTAGTACCAATACCTATCTGACCACCATCTTCAATGTAAAATACGCTAGTACCATCATCTTGAACGTCAAATATATCTTCACTACCTTTTTGATTTATTACAGCGGCAGGACCTGTACCGTCATTTGTAACAAGCCATTGCTCTGTAGTGTTTACGTCTGTATCTATTTGAGTGTACGTGCCGTTGACAGTAAGATTACCTTGTATTCTAGCATCACCAACAACGTGGAACTTACTTGTAGGATTTGTTATACCTACACCAAAATTACCAGCGTCTACATAACTTTTTGTTGCGGCAGCGAGTGTAGCGGCAGATGAAAGCATTTTAACTTCAAACTTATCTATCTTCCAAAATGCGGTAGAATCTAAACCGCCTCCAAACAAATCACCAAACGCCATACCAACCTTATGGTACGTGCCTCCATTACCGTCGTTAAAATCTGTAGTAACAGGATATGAGCCTCTAAAAGCTTTGTAGTCGTTGTTATCAATATCCCACACCATTAAAGTATTGTCTATAAACCTTAACTTCAACGCTGTAGAATAATTATCAGTAGTTTGATTTATTACTCCGTAAGCGAAGTTACTTTCTACGTTTACTACAGAACCACCTTCAACTCTAAACAACTTGCAGTAGGTGCCGTAGCTAGCCGACCACTGCAAAGCATAATAGTTGTTTGCGTCTTGATACTTTATTATAATAAGAAATGTATCGTCGCCATTGTCTCTTCTTTTAAAATCAACTCTAACTTCGTAATCAACGCTCGTTGGCGTAGGTGTCTGCTAAGAACATAACACCATCACTAGTTTCACTATTGCTAAGCTGACCATACCCACCTCCACCTATAATGTTAAACGTTGTAGTAGAGCCAGTATCAAATACTTTAGTCCAGCCAGCGCCCAAATCTGGAGTATGAGATTCTATAGCTGTTGTATTAGTCTCTGTAAATGTATCGTTAAATACTACAGTTCCACCTAAAGTCAAACACTTCAAGGTCAGCTTTACCATCTACCTGTAAAGTTCTACCCACGTCTAAAGAGCCGTAATGGTCAAAAGTCTGAGCCATAGAAACAACGTCCATTATACCAGTGTGGTTAGCAATGATTCCTGTGCTACTAACTCTACGACCAATATTTAAAGTAACTTTTGCCCCACCTCTTGGCCTCCCAAGATTCATATTGTGTATATAGGTGTCTTGCACTGACAAGTCTGCGGAGTTAGCTCCATAGAAAACGTTGGTCATGACGTCTAATGTAGAGTCGCCAGTGTATACTGTTCCGTCGTTTATGTTTGTAGTACCTCCGTTTCCATGAACAAGACTGCTTGTTGAATATGTAGCAAAGCCACCGTAAACATAAACAGATTGAGCTTGAACATCTACAAACGAGGTTGCTCCGCTGAAAGAAGCGTTACCTTTTACGCCAATGCCACTATCAAAACCCACGCTAGCGTTGTTGACGCTAGAAAAAACAGCTCCACCAATATTAAAACTTCTTACTCTGTCGCTGCTACTTGAAACAGTAAAAGCTTTGCCAGCGGTTTCGTTCACATATATTCCTTCTACTGAACTCTCAAACTGACCATGTCTTATTCCTTTACCATCGTATACCGCGGTTCTTATATCCCAAGCTGTTGATAAGTTCAGCTGATGTACGGAATCGTAGCTATTTTCTGTTACCCAAACTTTTGTACCGTCTTCACTAAAAAATAAGTCTTCAGCGCTTGATATGTCAGATGATGTAGTACCGTCTAGCTTGTTGAAGGTGAAAAAGTCTATTAAGCTAAAGCTGTGACCTACAGATAGCGTAGACACGTCCCACGCGGTAGACAAGGTGTATTGTTGAATAGTGTCTTCGTCGTAAGAACAAGCCCAAAACATAGTTCCGTCAGGCTTAAAGTGTATTCCTGTTGGGTTTGCAAAAGTTCCTCCAGAATCTGTTAGTCCTTGCTCTCTAGTATAAGACGCTGTAGAAATGTCCCAAGCAGTGCTCATGGTGTATTGTATTACCTGATCAACACTGTGTCCAACGATATATAAATAAATACCGTCGGGAGAAATATACATGCCGTAAGGATTTCCTTCACTAGCTGGCGAAGAACCTAAACCAGTTAAAGCGTCTGTACGTGAAGCCGTAGAAATATCCCAAGCCGTAGATAAAGCGTATTCATTTATATCATCTCCAGATCTACAAAGAATGTACATCTTAGTTCCATCAGGCTTAAAGAATATGGCTTCAGGAGTTTGCTCAGTACTACCAACATAGAAGTTTTCAGGCTGAAGCTGCCATGTAGAGATGTCACTTATAGACTGATCTACGTTGGTTAAAATACTACTATCTTTACCTATAGATATTGTGTTTCTAAACCTAGATCTTAAATCCCATATGTGTTCGCCTATCCATTTCATTAATCAAAATCAATATATTCAATTGTTACTTCTTCGCCACGCTCTACTGCTTTTGCAATGCGTGGATAAATTCTTTTATAGGCATTACCACTTTTTCCAACAAAACCGTCTTTAATAATAGTGTTATTTTCTTGGGAGTCGCCAACGAGAAGACAACCAGCAGTGTGTTCATCAGTGTTTCCAGTATGTATGAGAATATACTCAAACCCAGGCACATTAGTGATATGAAGCATACCAATGTGAAAACCACCATATTTCTTAGTATATCTGGCATGAAACCCACCTTCTTTTCTTAGCTCTATGCTATACACGCCTGCCGGCACTCTAGTCTCACCTTTGACCTTTAAAACTCTAGCTTCATCTTCTAGCGTATAACACAAAAAATGTTTACCTAACTCATTGACCTCAAATAACAAACCAGACGTAGAATCTGCCTGGCTGCTAAATCTTAATACTTGTAATTTCATTCGCAAGATTTTAGTTTTGCTAACTCTTTTTCAAGCTCAACTATACGATCTTCGTTTTCGTTGATTATCTTTATCTTTTTCTCAAGTCTTTGTTCCAAGACTTTTATATCTTCATCTAGCTGACCTATTTGACTATAAGCAATGCCCATAGTAAATATAATACCTATTATCCATATTATATTACCTACTGATATTTCTAGGTTTTTACTTATCACTTCTCTTGATAAACTCTAGTATTATATCAATTTTTTTCATCATCTCGTTTATATTATCTGCAGCTTTTTCGTGATGACGTGAAAATTGATTTTTAACTTCATATAGGCTAAACACCAAGAATCTGTAAAGCGCGTACAAAGCGCCTAAAAGTAATACTAATGGCAATCCGTAACCTTCTATTAATTTTAAAACTTCTTCCATATTACGATCCAAAAAACATTTTAGCAAGGGCGGCAGCAACTATACCGTATATAATCCACATAGCTCTAGCTAAAGTTTTTCGAGCCGATGTGTTTTGATTAACTCTAGCAGTAACACCTTTGTCAGGGTCTAATAATTGCTTAGTAAGCATATCTAACTTCTCGTCCATTTTGTCGAGCTTTTTATCCATCTGATCCATTCTCTGCTGCATTAATGCTATTTCTTTGTCAACCGTTGCCATTTCCTATTTATAATTACATGATTAGTCGTGAGCATAACAATATGCTTTGCCCTTCTTTACTTGGTTTTTGCATCTACCACCTGAGCTAGTGAAAGCAGCACATCTATTTTTTCCTGTTAAACTTGTGCCTTTTTGTCTAGCTTCTTTTTTAGCCTTCTTCAACTTTTTTCTTGCCTATTGGCTTAACACCTATCTCGTAAGGACTAAAGCCAAGTAGTATAGACATTCTTTGAGCAACGCTGTTGTCAGTGTTAAAACCTTCTCTAACTTGATTTATTAATCTAATAGTTCTATCGGTTGGAGCATTAGTAACACCTTCTATTACAGGCGCTGCGGTTGTCCATATTGGATTATCAATATCAAGCTTGCTAATTTCATTAATAGCGTCTCTATTCCAATCATAGTTCTTATATCCTTTTGCTATTTTTCTAAGCTTAGATCCTATAGCTGGCGATAAGTTTAAAGCTTCTAATACTACATTACCAAACTTTCCTGTACCTTTTTTATCTAATTCTTTTATCGCTGTTAGCATAGTGTTTTTAGCTGTAGCAATAACACCACCTGTAATACCAGAACCTCTAAGCATAGTATCAACCATACCGTTTAATATACGCTCCATTTTAGTATCAAAAAGCTCTTGTTTTTCTTCTTCATCATCTATATCAAACAGCATAGCAAACAAAGCGTTTTGCAAGCTTAAGAATATCATGTTTTGAGCAAACCCGTAAAACACAATACGAGACAAATGCTCTTTTCTGCTACCAGTTCCTCTAGCTAATCCAAGTATAGCTTTTTTAAATAATCTAGCTTGCTGCATCGGATAATTCTGAAAGTTTAGCAAAAGTCTACCAGCGTTAGATACTTGTTGTTGAGATAAACGATCTGGTCTTGCAGACTGCTGTGACTCTTCTGTAGTATTTCTAAAATCGTTAAACGCTTTTTCTTCTGCTTCTTTTTGACTTAAACCTTCGTTTAAATAAGTCTTTACTCTGTTTCTATAGAACGTAGCACCGCCTGCAGCAATAGCAAAGCTATCAGCCATTTGCGTAGGTAAAAAACCTTTTTTAAGCAAGTACGCTACAGCTGCTTGAGCTTTGTTAGTAGCGTTAGCAACAGCCGAAGCTATTTCAGCAGTTTGAACGTCTGTTTTTAAACCTTTACGTCTTTGCTTTAAAAAGTCAGAGTTAAATATCATAGTAAAATCAGCCCAGTACTGCTTTTGATTTGCAAAAGCTTTAGCTGCTTGATAAGGGTTATTGTCTACATAGTTAACGTAGTTTATCATTGATATAGTTTGTAGCAATGAAGATTTAACGTTAATAAACATTATAGCTCCAACAGAGTTGTTTAACCAGCGCATCCACCTACTAGATATTGCATCTTTGCTGCCTTCAGATCTTGTTCTACCGGTTTCCATACGATATAGCACATCTTCAAGTGCTGATCTAAATCTACTACCATATATAGCCTCTACTTTGTTTAAGTTTTCTTCGCTAAATATTTCGTTTTTATTTTCAACCCACTCGCCTAAAAATTCAGCTCTACGTATTTTTTCTGATACTTCTTGTACGTCTGACGCTGTGCTACCAGCCACCCAATACTCGTTTGGCTTTACGTATACTTCGTCAAGCTTTAGTATAACCTGCAGGTTTTCAGCAAATGCTAAAAGAGCTTTGTCTGTCTTAACTCTTTCAACCATATTATCAACCTCCTGCTCTGATAAACCTGGTACGCTATGACCAGCTTTATTATAAAGATATACTCTAATAGCGTTATCAAAAGTAAACTCACTACCAGGCATCATTTTGCCTAGCTTTTTAGTTACTTCTTTGTGATTTTTTCTTAATCTATCCCAGTCGTTTATTATTGTTTGTCTTGACTGGATCAAGCTCTGTATAAGCTCTTGAGAACGGATCTATTACAGCTTGCTTGAAAAACTCTAAGTCTTTATTACCTTGCTCGCCTTTTGCCAACAAAATAATACAGTAAGCCTTCAAAGTCATCAGCCGATGGTGGTACAAATATTTGAAACTTACCCTTGTTTTTACCAAGTCTCAAAGCTTTAGGCCCTTGAAAAAGCCTCGTCAAACGGTACGCCTTTGGTTCTTTCAAGCATTTTATTAAAGTCATCGCTCATTGTTCTGCTGAACTGTATTCTAGCTTGAACCGACTTGCCTTTAACATCTAGTTGATCTAATACATTTTTAACAGCCTCAACGTTTGGTAAAGCATCATCGACAAAATACATGTCATTATAACCTTCGGCAAACTTGTCTAGCATCCAAAGAGCTTTAGCTTCACCTGTGCTATTACCTAGGCCTGTTATATTACTTAGCGGTATATTAATATCTTTACTTTTTAGCCATTCATGTATTGCAGGTTGCAGACTCAGCTGGTCTAGCTGTAAGCACGTACACATTGTCAGGACCGTATTTTTTAATTTGATTTTTCATTTTTTGTAATAGTGGTCCGTCAACACCGCCTCTTACGTTTACAAAGTCTGAAAAGTCAAACTCATAACCTTGCTCAGCATACTTGCTACCTACTAAAGGCCAATCGCCACTACTAATTTTTACAACATCATCACCTTTAGTTGCTGTTATAAAGTTTTTACCGTCTATAATTAATGTTTCGTCAAAGTCAAACGTAGACATACCTCTTGACTCTGTTTTGCTGTTTATACTTCTACTAGCTAAAATAGCTTTTTCTACAGATCTTTCTCTAGCCGATGTTTGATTAACTACATGTTGAGCAATACGCTCAGCGTCAGCTGCTCTACCTAGGTCTAACGCAGCTTTGCTAGTTATTTTAGATTTTCTTAACTGCAGCTCAGCTCTCAATCCGTATCTATAACCTACGGTAACATCTTTTTTATTTATTCTTTTCTTAACGCTTCTAGGCATTATTCTAACAGTTAAGTCAAACGTACCTTCAAGCTGGTTTATGCCAAGAGCTTCTAAGTTATGCACGTCGTTTCCTAGGTGAAATATACCTACACCTTGTATTTGTATGGCGTTTGTACTTATTAGCTTCACCCTACCGCTATTGTAATACTCTCTTAAAAAACTAGCGTCAACAGAAGTAGTAGATCTTACAGCAAACTTTAAGTTTTTGTTTTCACCTTTACCGTTTCTACCAACGCTTAAGTGATCAGGAATACTAACTACATCTTGAGCGTTGTTAATGTTAAGAACGCTTGTTAGCTTTTTTATAGGCTCAATTAAAGGCTCTGACAACTGTTTTAGTTGTTCGTCGCTTAACAACTCAGCCATTGGCCACTCCTTTATCCAGTTTCCATTAGCATCAACTTTGTTAAAAGATACATCGTTCCACGCGTAACTACCAGCTCTAGCAGGACCAACTTTAGTTTCTATAGTAAACAGCACGCCGTTTTTCTTACCGTCCCATATTATTATATCTGGTATATCGTTTTTGTTTATCTTACTTTCAAATATTTTAGGCCAAGCTTTAACTACTTGATCTTTAGAGTATACTTTTAAACCTAGTTCTTTAGCAAAAGTTTGATGAGATAGCTCTTGCATTAAAGCTTCGTATACATCTCCTTTAGTAGCGCCTTTAGGTAATCTATCTTGAACTCTTTTAAATCCTTTTGTGTCAAACTCGTGTACAAAAAACTCAAATTGACCTGGTCTATCATCTGCTAAGTCAGCGTAGAAATCTGTTATATATTTAGGAGTATTTAAACCAAAAACTGGCTTACCATTTTTTCTTCTAATTCTACCTGTTGGCGTAAGAATCTCATCTACGCCGTGTTTTTTAATAGCAGCCATAAAGTCTTTTACATCTTTATTAAAAGTTTTTGAAAACTTTATGTCGACGTCCCTGCCTATAGCCGCTGATAATTCTTGAATATCAAGGCCTGTTTGAACATCTTGATCAATTAGACCTATAACATCATCGCTTTGTCTTGCCTCCATAACAGCGTCAAGAACTAAAGTGTTACCCATAGCTTTTGCAAAGCCATCTTTTCTAGTACCTTTTAAACCAGATCTAGCGCCTGTTACTGGGTTTATAGCTGGCTGATCTGCAAACTCAATAAACTCTGCCTCTGTAGGCATGCGTTTTTTATACAAATTTACAGCCTGGCCTTTGTCTATTTTGTTTAAAGCATCAAGAGGTAATAAATCTCTATTTACAGCGTCTTCGACTTCTTTTTTACTAGTAAGCTTACGCACGAACGTAGTAAATATTCTTTCGTTGTCAGGAACTTTACGTTCTATTTGCACAAAGTCAGCTGTTGATATAGCCTCTACAATAGCTTCTCTATGCTGCTTTAAGTTTTTAATGTAATCTTTTGTACCTAAAAAGTTTTTAAGAGGTTTAAACACATCACTAGTAAGACCTTTAGTAAAGTATTCTTCTCTTAATATTTTCTTTATAGCCCTAGCTCTTTTAGCAGGATCTTTTATATCTTGTGTTTTTCTATAAGCTAGCGCCAAGCTTTTTTTAGTAGCATCTAATATATTGTTGTAGTTTTTGCCGTCTGTTTCAAAACCAATAGCTCTTCTAAACTTAGACTGCTTTGCGCCTTCTTTAGCTTGCGCTCTAGCTCGACCTGCTACAGATAAATCTTCTGTTTCTAGCGCTTCTAACGCAGCATCTGTGTCTGCTTCGACTTGTACTTTAATTTCACCCTCTTGCGTCGTCTCGCCTATGTCTCTGGCTCTACCAGCAGCTGTTTGATCAACCTTATATTCTCTGTTATATACATTGCCAGCTTTATTAGCTATTTGTGAGTTTAAATAGCCGAAGAAGTCATCGTTTTGCTCGGGGTTAAAGTTCTTAGCATGCGAAGTTAGTTCTGAATATACTTTGTCGACAAAGTCTCTAGGCACTACGTCACCTTTAAATTTAGACGCTATTAAATTGTCAAGATAACCCTCACTTTTTATTCTACTGTATATATCTTCAAAGCTAGCGTCAAATAAAACTTTACCAATGCCTTTTTCTCTAAGATTATCGCCTACCAAACCTTCTCTACCAAGTCTTTTTATTTCGCTTTCAGCTGTAGCTTTTTGCTCAGCAGTCATAGATTTGCTTACACCTGCTTCGCCTGCTTGTACTTTTTTGCCAGATACAGTTTCAATAATTTTCTTTTGAGTAACTCTACCTAATAAACCTTCTCTATTTATATTCTTGTTATAGTCTATAAGCAGGTTAAACACTTCCTGACCGCTATTAAAGTCTACTTTGCTAAAGCCTCCTAAGCCTCTAACCATAGATCTAAAGCTATTTTTAATACCATCTGAAGCTTCTTCTACAGCTTTTATTTTTTTCTTATCTATAAGATCAGAGAACATGTTAAAGTATTCTTCAATATAGCTTTCTTTATTCATTACTATAAGACCGTCTTGATCTCTTTGAACCTTTCCGTTTGCGTCTAGCTTAGCATAGCGATTTTTAGGATTTGCTAATCTTTTTTCAATAGACTTTTTAATAAAAGGATCTACTTGATCTAAATACTTAGTAAACTCTACCACAGAGGCCCTTAGTGCTTGAGGATCATTAGCAAATCTATTACTTATAGCGTAATGCAGTAGCTCGTGACCAATAACATTCGTAGCCTCTGCCATAGCGGCTACATCTCTATTTATAAATATTTTCTTTTTACCATCAACAGTAGTTTCAAAAAAGCCGTCAGCTTCATTAGCTATATCTTTACCGTATTGTTTTTTAAGTTCATCAAACTTCTCTTGAGTGTCTATATATTCGTAGCTTAGATCTTTTGCTTTAAACCATAAGTTTTTGTTTCTATTATCAATGTCAGAGGCCAACTTAAAATACTTAGATAGCTCTAGCTCTACATCTTTGTCATAGTTTAAGTCAGTAACAGCAAACAAGTCTTCATTGTTTTTGGCCGATTCTGTAAAATCTTTTTTAGCTTGATTTTTAGCAGAGTCAGAAAACTTACGACCACCTGTTATTATATCTAGTTGTTTGTGCTGATCGTTCAAATTATCAAGATAATATTGCATTTCGTTTTCATCTTGCTGCATTGTTTGAAACCTGTCGTAAAGCTGATCTTTTAATTCTTGCTTTTTATTTTTTATATCGTCAACTCTTTTTTGAAAAACATCTTTATTATCCGCCGGTGCATTTTCTAGATCAGACTCAGCTTCTTCTAAAGCTTGACTAAGTTCTACTTGTTGTTTTTTATAGCTCTTAGGCGCTAAATATTCGTAAAACTTTTCATTGTCTTTTCTATTTTTTAACGTAGACACTGTACCTGTTCCACCGCCTAAAGCAAAGCCAATCATACCAGCGTGTAACGCTTTTCTAAAATACTGCGAAGCACTTGTTTCGTCACCATATATTAACTCATCTCCAGCACTTTGTATTACAGAAGTTATAGATTCTTGCATAAACTCAGAGCCACCACCTTTGAATATAGATCTTACAACGCCTCCAACACCGCCAACCATAGCGTCTTCAACTTCTTTAGGTATTTTAGCGCCAGTTCTCGGCACAACGCCTTTAACCATTTTTCTTAAAAATCTACCTCCAAAATATTCTCCAACCATATCAGCTCCGCCAAACACAACGGCGTTACCCATTATTTGGCTTATAGTTTCATCAGGTCTTTCTACTAAGTCTGTATTTAATTTGTCTATAAAAGAAGTTCCACCTAGCAGTGCGTACCCGCCTGGAGCCATGCTCACTATCAAAGATGGCGCAGCTCCTGCCGTCTCCATAACAAAGCTCGTAGCAGCGTCGCCGTATCGTCCTTGCTCTGCAAGTTCTGTATAGTCTAATCTTTTACCTTCTTCATCTTCAAACTTAATAACGCTTTTATCTAAAAAATTTGAAACGCCAGATAAATCTACAATATTGTAAGGATCGTCAATTTGCTCTTCAAACTCGTCATAAGTCATGCCTGCCATAGCAGCGGCTCTTCTTTTAGCAAAATATAGATGTGATGTGACAGGGTTTTGCATTTGAACCGCTGCTTCTGCTAAATCAAACGCTGAGTCGGTAATGTCTACTACTCCTTTTGCAAAGCTAGATAGTATACTTAGACTAGGGCCAAAAACATCATTAGCTACGTTTTTAAATGTAAAATCAAACTTTTCGCTTTTAGCTACGTTTTCAGGTTCTTGCTGCGGGTCAAGATCCATATTATTTGTAGACGTAGGTTGTATTAAACCTTGCTGCGCAAGCTTAGCAAAAGCATCGTCGTAAGAAATGTTTAAGCTATCAGCTATAGACTGTATGTCTTCTACCGATAAAATATCACCGTCAAGTTCAAACATATTATTGTTGTGATTCTAGTTGTTTAATTTGATTTTGAAGCTCTTCTATTTGCCTCGTTTTTTGCTCAAATATTTTTTGATTTTTCTTTCTTGTTGGGCTCCACACCGCTCCTGCCGCTTTAACTTCAGCTTCATCAGCTTCTGCTTGTAGTATTTTAAGCTGAGCTTTTAGCTTAGTTAACTCATTATCTTTCACTTCACCTTCGCCTTGAGTTTTAGTAAAATCAACACCAAACTCTTCAGCGTAGCCAGATATACCTAGTAAAACAGCCATTTGCTCTTTCGTCAAGCCTTTGCCTCTATTACCGCCTTGAGTATCTTTTTGATAAAATAATCCATCTTTTTCGTCTCTTTCATAGATTACACCTTTAGATCTTTGTACAAAGCCAGTTTCTATAGAGTTAAACAAACCTTGAACAAACTGATAGTTTCCAGCGCCAAGCGCAGTGTTATAAGATTTATTTGGATTAAAGCCACCGTCAACCCCACCTTGTGTTTTGTTTTCTGTGTGTCTATCTTTACCAACTTCCATCATGTCTTCTATAAAAAGCTTTTTAAACTTTTCTGGATTTTCGTCGTATTCTACTCGCAAAACCTCTATAGCTCTTTGCATGGCGTCGTCGTCGTTTATGTCTATTTTTTCATTTGCAGGTAAAGCTTCGTTGCGCTCTTTTATTTCTTCTACAGCCCAGTTAAAATCATCTATGTCGTCAAATAATACAGACTTAAAGTTTTTGTTTTGAACAATTTTATTTAAAGTTCCTCTGTACGTCTTAGACATATCATTGTCCCAATCTCTTTTATCTGCGCGTTGAGCAATAAGCTCTAGAGATTTACTTAGCGTATCAATACCTTCATTCCAAACCTGCATAGGAGGTTTAAACTTACTTAATCTTTCTTCTTCGCCTAAATGATTCATAACATAGACGCCATCGTCTTTATATATAAGATCTTCTACAGACCTACTTGAAGCAATGTATGTTTGATCAATTTGATCCCCTAAGTTATTGGCTTTAGAGCTGTTAGTAGGTGTTTTTAAATACTGATCAACATAGTCTATATCTTCAGTGTATCTTTCAACACTATTCAATACATCTTGCATTTGAGACTTGGCGTCTGACTTTAGTTCTTTGTTCCCAAACACTCTAGTACTCGTTCTACTAGCTTGATCATATTGATCTTTTAAATCTCTAAGTCTACCTTCAAATTGATCTCTACTGATTTTATTGTCTTTCATTTCGTTTAAAAGACTTTTTTCAGCCACTTTAAACTCAGCCTCATTTTCAGCTCTTTTTTGCTCTACAGCCGCCGCTATATTAGAAACAGCGTTCTCTGCAGACTTAGCTATTTGTCCGATCCAAGCCTTGCTTTCAGGCATGTACATTGATCTGTACATACGTCTAGCTGATTGTAATAATGATTCGTTTACTGCCATTTTTTATATTGATTATTATCTTCCAACGTACGCTGCCGCTACGTCTGATCCACCGCCAATTAAAGAAGAAACAATGTTACCAAACAACGCTTTGTTTTGACCTCTTCTAGCAAGCTCACCTTCTCTTATAGCTGCTTCTCTTTCCATTGACATGCCAAGCATAGTTTCCATTCTACCTAAATCAAACTGTTGTTGAGCTTCTTCTATTCTCATTTGAGCTTGAGCTTCCATCATTTTTAGTTGATTCTCTTGCTGCGCCATTTGACCAGCAACTTCAGACTGAGCTTTAGCAGCCTGTCTAGCTAAGCCTTGACCAAGCGATGCAATACCAGCACCACCTGCCGCACCTTGAAGCCCAGCTAATATATCGGCTTGCTGTTGAGCTAAACCTTGCTGTTGAAGCTCCATAGCTTCCGTTCTGAGAGACATTTGAGAGTATGGATTTTGAACAGCTTTCAACTCATAGTCTTCATATTGCTGCATCAAACCTTTTCTATCACTTTCAGCTTGCTTGACGTTTCTTAAATATTCTTTTCTAGCTTTGCTTCTAAAGAATTTATTTGGACTTGAATTTGTCATATTTTTAATTCAATTGTATGTTTATAATTACACTTATTTGCTACTTTCTACTGCCTCTAGGGTTATTCTAAATAGCTCTGCCTCTTCTGTAGAGTCGTTCTTAAACTTAACTTCAGCATAATAGCCAGATATAGAACTCATCTCTTGAGCATTGTTTTTGCTAAACAAAATAAAATCATTAGTAGTAGGTACTGTAACGTTATTGGCACAATCAATTGTAATAGTCTTGCCGCTAATAGCAGTTATAGCACCCATTTTTATAACGTCGCTTATTGCGGAGTTATTTTCAAAACCACCTAACGCAGCTGGCGTTGTGTAATAAGCTATGTCGTTAACGCTTACTAAGGTGTTTAAATCTTCATTAAAAGTTATTGTTACATCTGGCATTAGCTTGCTGGTTGTTTAATTGTTATTGTATCGTTTGGAGTAGAAGTAGAGTTAGTCGAGTGGAATACACCTATTAAAACACTTCTTTCAGACCCTGTTGAGTTAGCGCTAATGTCAAACTCTATCTTACCGTTACCATCTATTTGGCTCACGGCTGCGACCCAATCAAAATTTGCATGAGGAATCCAGCTAACACCCGGCGACTGCGTGAGGTCTATATCGTATGCTTCAGTAGATGAGTTGTAAGCTAAAAACTTAGGATCAGCAGCTGATTCGTCACCTGCAGTATAGTCATTATGGCTAACGTTTATAACAAAATTTGTCTGCGCAGACGAACTAACTGTAATAATACCTTGTATAGCTTGCGCTGGCTCAAAGTTAATGTAAGGCTGAGCAGCTTGCGAAACTGTTATAGTATCGTCTGCAGTAAGTACAGAAGACGTGTTTGCTGGCGTAAAATTATACGGGTGGTACAAGTTTAAAGAAACACTATTACTTTCAAAGCTACCGTTAGGCCCTGCAGTGTAATCTATACTAAAACTACCACTACCTAAATCAACAACATTACCTAAAGATATAAATGAGCTTGTAGAGATAGGCTCAACAACAGGTAAATAATTATTTGTGCTAGCAGCCGTTATATTAATAGTACCTGAGCCACCTTCTTTTGGTATAGACACGCTACTTACGTCAAACGTAGCCGTATGAGTGCTTGAGTCGTAGCCCTGCTGACTTATAGTTATACTTTGATTTGTACTTGCGTCTGAGTGCATTAATCTTAGTGTATCTGTTCTTGTTGCTCCTGTAGTATTTATCTTGGCAGAAACTCTTGCTATGTAAACGTTAGGAGTGCTGGTAGTATAGACAGCAAATATATTTAGCCAAGTTGAAATTGGATTTTCATGGAACCCAGGATTTGCCGCCACAGCAGGCGCTGATCCATTAGTATACAAATACACGCTAAACTTAAAGTAATACAAACCGTCTTCTTCAAATAGCGAAGCGTTGTCTCCTCCGTTTGGAAGCAACGTAAATGTTGAGTTTCCGTCTCCGTCTGTTACATTGACATAATTACCACTTTCTCTTCTAACAACTATAGAGTCGTTAGGCGTTGTGCTAGGGTTCCAGTCTATAAACAAGTTTACAGTATGCGTTGTGTTTCCTGAGCCACTACCAAAGTCAAATACAACTTCTTTAGACTCTTGGTTTACTGTTAAGTTTGAAATATCTGAGCTGGCAGTTTCTGCAAAAAACTGTCTATAACCTACGTTAGTATTAAATGGTATTGACACTTCTTGAGCAGAATTATCTACTATAAGCTCGTTACCGTTAAACACCGCAAAACCACTTATTGGAACACCACCGCTAATGTATACTGCGTATTGATCTACAAGACTTATATTAGCCTGAGGATTGTATTCTACTATAAAGCTTTTACTTGTTATTAAATCGTTAGAGTTTCTAACAACAGTCTCGCTAACGATGTTAAAAGCATTTGCATTAGACGCGTTTTGAGAAAACGTCATGTTAGGGCCAGTGCTAAAGTAGTGCAACCCCGTCGTGCCTTGATAGTCTTGCCTAGCAGTCATAGTAACTTTAAATAATGATATAGGCACGTTTTCAGCTGTTGATCCACTAATAGAAAACTCCGCGTAGTTAGATTCATCTGCAGTCTGCAATATTTCAGCGTTACTATTTACTATAGGCGTAGAATCTACGGTTGCTCCTGGAACGTAGTCTGTTATTGTAATATTCTCTTTCGTTCTGTCTCTATTTACAAAAAGCTCTAAAAAATAAGTAAACTCGTTGTCGTTATAACCACCTGCTTCTGTAACGTCGATGTTTACATCTGAAGTTAACGTTATGTTTTTTCCAATTTATTGTAGCTAGCACTGTGTTCAACGGCGTATTAGCTGTGCCAGTGTTCGTAAATGCAATAGAATTAACGTATGTATTAGCTGAAACATTAGTAAAGTTTTCCGCTGATATAGAATTACCAGGTAAAGGCGATATAATAAAAGTGTTTGTACTACCGTTAGTTTTAGAGCTTACGTTATACTCTACATAACCGTCACTTTCCCAACCTTCTCCAGATTCAGTCATAGCAACAGTTAGCTTGTGGCCAAAGCCAGTGGTAGTTCCAGATATGCTTGTTGGAAACCCTAAGCCTTGCACAGAAAACTCTTTTAAATCTATGTTGTTGCTTGTTGATCCACCGTCTTTTTCGTTAGTGTAAGTAGAACTAACGCCAGATATATAGTTAAACCATTTTCCTTCTTTATTTACAAACTCTGAAACTTCACCTTCTTGCAAATCTGTTTGTATATTTTCAACGCTCCAACCGTTTTTAGCAACAAGATTATAGTATTGACCGTCAGTGTAATCTACTCCTCCAGAGTTAACAGTGGTAAATTGATTTACTTTTGATTGACTACCTTCGTAATTAATAGCTGAAAAGCTTTTAACAACTTCTGGAGATTCGTTTATTATAGGTGTAACAGTAGAATTGTACTGAACCGCGTAAAATATATTTCTATTTACAGTGTCATTATTGTGCGACCATATCTTACCGTTTTTAAACGTATAATAAGTGTTATTTAAACTAACGCCTTGTTCTTTTATAAAAGATTTAAAGCTTGTCCACCCATTGACAGACTCATCAAAACTTAATGTGTATACATTTTTCTTGTAGTTAGGCGAAGTTACTTCATGCAGTGTAATATTGTATTCGCCTTTATCTTGATCAAAGCTACCTATTATAGCTTGACTCTTTTTTAAATGATCATCAAACCAATCACCCATGCCGTAGCTTGATATTTCTGTAATTCCATCGCCAGACAACCTTAAAACAGCTGATCTGTTTTTGTCTACAAAGTATATTCTATATTCATCTACAGCAAAGCTTTCAGGATTTTTGCCAATACCAAAATCTCCTGAAAATCCAAAATAAGATCCAAGAGTATTAGTAGAAGATAAAAGTTGTGAGTTACCATCGGCGTTAAACAACTCGTCTTTGTTTGCTAGTATTTTTAAAACTTTCTTTTCGCAAAAAGCTAGTAAGTCAAAGTCTCTTGTATAAAGCTTTTGTATGCTACCATACTCTGGACTTATTTGTTTTACTATGCCTTCACTTATTAAAAACTCGTTAAACCTATTTACGCCTGAAGTTTCGTTGTATATCTGAGAAAATATTATATTGTTCTTTTTGTGCTCTTGCTTGTAGTCATCAAAAACTCTATTAATATTAAACCCACTTGCTTTGCCAATAGAAGAATATTGGAATATAGTATTGGTTAGTCCATATTCATCTTTAATAGACTCTGACTCAACCCCGTTGCCAAAAGAAACACAATTATACCAAGGCAAAGTTATACTTGAAGAAACATTAACGCCATCTGCTGAATGAGTGTAAGGAACAAAATATAAAGTCTTCGTATTTAAAGCAGTCTTAGCTAGCTTTAGAGTAACTTTTTCACCGTTTTTGTTTTCAAAGCTTAGTCCTACGCTACCTTCTTCTGGCACTCTAATGTTAACAGGTTTGTTTAAAACAATTCTAACTAAGCTTTCATTGCTTTTAGAGTTAATGCCATAAGCCCCTAAAGATTTAGCACCATAAACTTGGCGAACTTTAACGTCGTCGCTGTTAAAATTAGCTTTTATTTCAGAGACACTACCTTCTCTGTAAACCCCAGCCTCGCCAGAAACCCAAGCATGATCAAAAATACTATCTAAGTTTACTTTTGCGCCGTAATCAATAAAAGATCTAGCTGCGTCTCCAGCTAATCTTATTGGGTAAGCATTTCCAACTTCATAATAAATATCTAAATCTTGCCTTTCTTGAGGCTCTACTTCAAACAAACCTCCGTCTGGGTTTGGATTTTTAGGATAACTAGTACCAAACGTTGCTACAGTAAAAGCATCATTAGCAATTTTAACAAAAAACTTACCAACAGCATCTGCCGCGTTAACAATCAAAGCTGTTTCATCACTTCCTTCCCCAACCATAGGAACACCTTTGGATATGTCCAGTACTTTCCACCTATAGTTTGGATTTGTAGCAGCAACATTTTGACCGTTAAACTTTTTAATGGCTATGAAATCTCCAATTTTAACTTTATCTTTGTTGCTTTCGTTAAACGCAATCCATATATGAGCCGCTAGAGTAGAAGAATCGTTATTATCATACGCGCCAGACATAACCATATTATAGAAAGGCCCTGTGTTTTCTTTTATAAAATATTTATAATGAGTGGCCCAATATGGGGCTTTATTATTTAATCTAGCTTTTATTTTATTAACATTTACAGAATCTGATTTTGGTATTTTTAAAAGACTTCTGTCGTCCATTAAAACCGTTGATTGCCTGTTGTAAGCATCTCGATACACTACACCTAATTGATACTCTCTTTGAGACTTAATTGACAAATTACCTCCAGTTAAGGTTATTGTTGAACTTTCTTCAGGCGCTTGAGTGCACTTAAACATTCCGTTTGAAACTGTTGATGTATGCGTGTTGTTAACCCACTCAAACGTATCAAGGTTACTCTGACCACCTGTAGTCGTGTTGTAAGTGTAAGCAAATGTTGTTGTTCCAGATGGTAGTATGCTAGAGTTATCTGTAGCATCTTGAGCAACTATTTTTATTGCTACCTTATCACCTTGAGATAGCGTTACAGTTTGATTAAGCGTGATAGTTTGGTTTGACCAGCTAGGCGGAGTTTCTCCAGCAGTGTTTAGCCAATAAGGAAAGTCTGAAGATCCATCACCTGTAGCTCTAGGGTTATATTTACCACTACTCCAAGCAGTGTCTGTAAACTGCCCAAATCCACCGCCGCTAAAATCACCTTGAATATCTAAAAATCCTTCTGCTAAAACTGTACTTTGACTATCATAGTCTACTAACTGTAGCTTGGCCCAAGGGTATATCCATAAAAACCTTTGGAGATTAGTGCCGACGGTGTCGCATTCTAATTTATTATGAGCAACCCACAAAGCGCTAGCTTCAAAAGTATAGTCGCCATCCATTGGCGCTTCGTAATAATAGTTCGTAGTGTTGTAATTATTTCCAGCATCGCCGCCGTCAGCTTCTAAGTTAAAAGGTATTAACGTATCGTAAGAGTTTGTTAAAGAAGTAGATTGAGAAACTTCTAAAGTGTTTATTGAGTTAGTGAGTAAGAGCGAGCTAACATCTTCAGAAACTATACTACTAGTTATTGAAGCTTTAACAGAATTTTTAGAATCATCTATTAAATCGTAGTTTTCAGTGTAGTTTCCATACATTAATCTTGACTCTGTAATTTCTTGAGCAACAGCCTTTAAAGGCACTGCATCTTGAAGCCTATCAACTTGAGCTGTAGGTAAAGTGCTACCAAAAACTTGAGAGTTTATAATAGTCTCACCTTTATGAAAGCTACTAATACTATCTATCCACTCATCGTCAAGCATTGTAACTTTTTTAATCGTATACGCTGGACTGTCTGCGCCTGTGTTAGTGGCTCTATATATAAGTTCAACTTCAACAACATCTTTAGGAATATCTCTAGGAATATAATCTGATATTTTTATTCTTCTTAAGTTGTTGACCATTCCAGAGTTAAATCCTGAAACAGGGTCGTAGCTATACTTTCCAGGTATAAATATAGGCTTAGAATATGGTGATATTACAGAGTACTCGTTATCAGCATATTTATATCTATAAGCAAAACAAGCAAACTTATCTTCATATATTTCTTCTGATTGATATAATGTTGCAAGCCAAACTTCTGGCGCCGTTGAAGCAGTATATGTGCTAGGTATATTTTTTATTATAAACTCATGCGTTGTAGAGTCTGTAGACTGCACGTACGCCACGTCTACCTCAGTAGATGATGTTAATCCAGTAATCTTTATTATGTCGCCACTTCGCCAGTCTAAGTTTCCAACACCTGAAATAACAGTCAAAGTATCTTGATTTGACAACACTGCATCGTTTTGTATAAGCGCGAAAGCAGAGTTATTAGTGTCGTATAAATAAGATGATGTTACATTGTCTCTTGTTGTAGAAAAACCTATTGCTGTTGGAGCTTTAGTTGGAGCAGGTTTAATAACAGTAATGTTCTGCTTTTTTATATGCCCCATGTTTTTAACTACACCGTCTTTACTTATAACAAGTCTAGTATGGTGCTTTGGCGCTTTAATTGTAGATTTACCTCCACCAGATTGGCCTCTTTCAATGTTTATTTTCTTAGGTTCGTCGTGACCGTCGGTAAAATACAATAAACTATCAATAACATTTATACCTGTTATAATATTATTTTTAGGTGTATACACTGCGCCGGCATTTACCGCAGCTCCTGCTCCGTTAAAGTGGTTTTGTTCTATTTCTTGAGTACCAGCTCTAAAGTTTAACACTCTTTCGTCAGTAAAGCGAAGAACTACACCGTCGTCAATCATTGATGAGGTGTATATGTTTGTTACGTCTAAAACTGGCGTTATAACTACTGTTCCTGTAGAAGCGCCTATTAAAGTTGGCCAAGCAGCTTGAACTACTCTGACGTCATTGTGTGCGCCCCAAAGATCATTTCCATTAACGTCTATAGCTTGAACTCTCATGCCGGGCCTTAAATACAAAGGCATGTCATTTGCTAATCCAGAAATTATTGTTCCAGTAAAAGCATTTGCAGTAGCTCTAACTTCATATACATCACACAATATAGATTCTGTAACATTAGAGTCTGAAGATTCATTTCTAGTAAATCTAGTGATCATGTCAGACTTGTAACCTGTATATCTAGGTTTATTAAAATCTGAGTAGTCTGTGTAGCTAGTGTCAGCAACCAAGTCTGAAGCAGATCTTATAAAGTTGTATATACAATTGTTTTCGTCATCAACATAGCTACCTATAGTTTCAGCAGAACTAGACAAAGTAAAAGAGTTGTTTTCAATATCCTTATTACCTTTTATGTTTTCTACAGAGCCAACTTGACCGTCTTCAGCGTTTGAAACGCTAATGTTTAGACCATCTTTATATTCTCCATTAGGAACTAACCTCTCGTCAAGGTCTTTGTTCATTCTACCTTTGAGAAAATTTCTACTTAACTTAGCCATTAAATTTAATGTTTAATATGTTTAGACTTGCCTCTTAATACTTGAGATATTTCTTCAAGCTTAATATTAGATAATCTTAACTTAGCCTTTCTTGTTGCGGCTATTTTTTCTTTTCTAAATCTTCTTACAACATACTCTGGTATTCCCGCTTGCATGTTTGCTATAGCGTAAGCCATATTTCTATACATTGCTTCTTCAGCAAACTTGTGAACTCTCATCTCGTCTTCTGTGCCAAGACCATCGCTAATGTACTTTACTATAACTGTTTGACCAGCTAGCTGAGAGCTGAAGTGTATGTAGCCTTTGTTTTCGTCAATGTAAAAATGACCGTTAGCTTGCGTTCGCTCTGGATTTATACCGTATCTTTGTCCTAAAAATAAATCGTATAATTCTTTATCGTAACTAGTAGCGTCATCATCATTACTAGCGCTTATAGACTTATAATTGGCCCATGATTCAGATTCACTTTTCAATGTTAAATCAGTTCCGTCATCTTGGTAATCACCGTTAGCATCTTGTGATATTGCCGTTGGGTTTGAAGATTTTGTTTCAGGATACAACACTCTTTCTAAACCATCTTCTCCTACCATAGCTATTTTTACGTAGTTGACGTAGTCTTGAGGTATTATCATTTTTAAAGTGTTGGGAACTGTTATTTCTTGTGCTTTAACAGATCTTAAAGTGTCAAAACTTAGTTCTTGCAGCGCTCGCTGAGCGTGAAAAGCTATTTCTGTTCTTGAGCATTTGCCTATTAGCTTACCTTCACCAACATAAATAACTTCAAAAGCATTTATAATATTAGACAGCGAAGTAAATTGATAGTCTCCAAACTCTGAGCCAGTGTAATAACTATTTTGTGATTCATCTATTAATGCCATCTATTATTGTTTTTCTTGTTGAATATCTTTAACCTCTTCGGTAGCTGCGGTTTGATATAAACTTGGGTCTTTCATCATTACTCCAGCTAATACTAGTATTCTATTAACTAGGTTTACTTCTTCAGATTCATGAAGCTCAAAGTTAGTAGAATTATTTGAATCATATAAAGCTGATCCACTAACAACTACATAGCTCCAAGATGCTGCAGCTGGCTTTTTAACGTAATCAACAGTTACATCGCTACCTGTAGCTTGTGTTACTGAATTATCAGTGCCTCCAGTATAAACTTTTACACCATCTTTAGTTTTTATGTAAACAGGGCGATTGTCGTGAGGTCTAAGCAGTGGGTGGCCTTTCATAGCTTCAAATTCTCTTATTGAAACGTAGTCCGCTATAGTATCATCATACTTTACGTTAGATAGTCTATAAGTATCGCTAGGCAAAGCGTAAGCGCTACCGCTATGAGATACCGCAGCATTAAAAGTTTCAAATAAACTTATTTTGTCTTTTAAAATTTCTGTAGGATCAACTTGTTTTGGCTGACTACCTCTTACTTGTGAAAATTGATGTTGATCGTAGAAATATTGCTCAAATATATCCATCTGAGCTTGATTAGCAAGTATGTTAAACTCTTGAGGCGTTATATAGCCTCTTTGCTCTTTGTTGGCAATAGTTAATACTCTTTGATATACGGTGTTTATGTTTACAGCCATCTTGTGTTTTTTGTAGTTAACTAGGCCACCAATGTAGTGACCTAGCTACTACAAATAATCACCTATTTCAATCTTTTTTCAATCGAAGAAAATACTTCAACACCTTCGTCAGTTTTAAACCAAGCAGCTAGTGCTGAATATGGATTTTCATCAAAAGGAATTGTCATTAACTTTCTTCCAGTGCTAGACCAGTTGAAATGTCTTTGATCTTGCGACAAAGTTATAATACCTTGCTCGGCTGCTTTTACTCCAATGTTTCTTAATTGAACATTATCGTCAGAGGCGAGCTCTATGAACAAAGCGGGATTGTTTTTAGCAAACAGCATTAGATCTCTTCTAAGCTCCTTAGAACTCATCGTAGATACTTCAGATCCAACTTCTACTCTCATTACAGCTTCAGCAACATCAATATCTAAAGCTGTAGCTAAATTCATAGCGTCTAGCTGCATTTCTAAAACATCTAAATCTGTTGCAGCCTCTTTAACTTTATTCACCTCTTCAAACAATATGTTTCTATGAGGGTGATATAATGATAAAAGTTTTTGTAAAACAACTTTGTTTTTAGGCACAAATAAAGTTCCGTTTCTAAAAACAATATGCTCTAACCTTTGGTCACCTTTCATTTCATCAACAAAAACTGTTCGTTGATTAGATGTTAGCTTTAGTTCTCTTTCGTAACCCTTTTCTTCGTCAAACCAGAATATATCGCTTGCTCTAATAGATTTGCTTAATGGCTTTTTGCCATTTGCTAAAACATAAAGCCTGTCTTTTATCTCCCAGTTATCTTTTGTTTTGTTTTCAACCTGTAGTTTTACTTTGACAGGTTTTTCTTTTACTTGAGGTTGTTGTTGTGCAGCTTCTACCGTAGGGGTAAAGTCTTCTGGTTGCACATAATAATCCTCTTGATTGTTTTGCTCTTCTTGTTTCTTTTTTGACATAATAATATAAAATAAAAATTAAAAAAAAAAGATCGAGGGCCGTAGCCCCCGACCTCATAATAACATTAGTTTAACAACATGAAGTTGTTAGCACCTTGAACTACTAAACATCTTTCAGATAAGTAGTTTACTTCCATCGCATCAAGATCAGAAGTTACAGCTCCAACAGAACCAGTAACCCAAGTCTTTAATCTACGATCGTCAGTTTGAGAAGCTCTATAACGAACGTGTAAGAACGGACGCTTTAAGTTTCTACCTAACTGCTCATCATAAACTGAAGATACACCAGCAGGAACAATAACCCCGCGGACAGCGCCTACAGTGTTAAAGTCATTGATAATACCTCTAGTTGAAGCATCGTTTAGATATTTCCAGTCAGACTTATAGAAGTCATAAGAACCTCTACGGAATCCAGAGAAACCTAAGTTCAACGCCATATCAGCATCGTTGTTAAATACACCGTAAGATGTACCACCAGCGCCGTATGAGTTCATAGAAGCTAACATATCATCGATAGCTAAAGAAGTACCTCTGTTCAAGAACATCATGTTCTCTTCGATAGAACCGTTCTTATCAAACTCAGCTAGAATAGCATCAAACTCAGCTAAATCAGTAGCAGCGTTAACACCAGTAATACCAGTTGACTCGTTACCTCTTGCTTCAAGAGCAGCGAATAAACCTTCAGTACCTTCAATTGTTCCGCCTCTATGACCGTTGAATGCAGTTGCAGTTCTTTTCTGAGACTCTACCATAGTCATTTCTAAATAATCAGTGAATCGAGCTCTAGTGTCACCTTCAGCTTTTAAATACCATAAGTAACCGTTTTGTCCTTCTTCACCAGAAACTTCAACCCAACCAATTTGAGAAGCGTCAGATCCAGAGATCTCATACTTATCTTTGATAATGATTGGCTTGTTGTCAAAAGACTTAAAGCCTGGAGTGTTAGCACCAGCTCTACCTTCTTGACCTTTAGCATATTCAGAACCAAATACTAAAACTTTAGCAGTTCCTGAAGTAGGAAAGCCAGACTCAGTATTGTACTGTGATACAGAAACTTCACCGTCAGCGTCTACAGCTGTAGCATAAGCAGTAAAAGTCTTAGTAGCAGTTGCTACCACAAGCATATCGCCTGGACGAATACCGTGAGCTTTAGAAGTGTCAGCAGATGAATAAGGATCTGGAACAACGCCATCAGCGTCCTTGTCTACGTTGAAAACTGGACCTGAAGCAAAAGTTACCTCGTAAGCTAAGTGCAAACGACCTTGCTCAGACCATACAACCTGATCAGCAGTCATTGACTCTTCAGCGCCAACCATTGATAAGAAGCCAGAAATAGTTCTATCACCAAAGACCTCGGCTTCTTGTTCCATAAGGTCTGGTAAGTATTGTTGTGCCCAGTTTGCACTGTTAGAACCAGTACTAGTAAAGTCAATATAAGCAGAAGCTAATGTTTGCTTTGCCGGAGCTGGAGCTGGCACGTAATTTGGAGTAATTGCCATTGTTAAATGTTTTTAAATTAATTATTTTCGTTTTGTTTTAAATTTGACTTTGAAGTCATTTGATGAATCACCAGTAACTACCTTAAACTTTTTACCACCAAGGTTTAGCTCACCATGAGATTGTCTAGGTTGCATATCGACATTCTTACTTCTAGCAATACTGTCTTTCAATGCATCGGCTTTACCTTGCTCATAAAAATGTTGAGCGATAGCATCAGCGTTCATCGCTGTATAAAGAGACTTGTGATAACCTTTAGCATCTGATATTGTATTGTCTTCTGCCAAAAACTTTTTGACAAAGTTATTAATATCGCTTTGAGTTGTCTTAACCCCTTCTACGTCTTTAACATTAAAACGAAACTTTTTATCGCCAACTTGATATTCAAAACCTTTGAACTTCTCGTTAAACAAGTTGTTTGTTTTTTGTTGAAAAACGTTTTTCTGTTTTTGAGCCTCTTCAGACTCTTTATTATATCTATTAAAAAAGTCCATTGCTTTTTGCTGTTCTGAAGTTAATTTAGAGCCAGCCTTAATATCATCGTAATATTTGCCTTTTTGGCTTTCTAAATAATCTTTTGCATTAGCAACTTCTTCTTTAAAAGCTAATTTTTTTCTTTTAACATCTCTTTCGTCATCGATTTCTTCGTCGAAGTTAAAATTATCTTCCATTAAAAAGTTAATCTCTTCGTCTGACAAATGAGGTTTTGTTTTTTTATAGTACTCTTGAAGAGCTGTTAAATTATCCATTTTAGAATAATCTCTATTTAAAGCCACATAATCTTCAACATCGCCACCAGTCTCTTCCATAAAGTCAACTAACTTTTGAATGTTTTCTGGCAGCGGGTCTCCTGTAGCTTCAGCTTCAACTATAGCTTCTTCAACTTTATCAACAATCTGCTCAACCTCTTCTTCAGTTACTTCTTCTAGTACTGACTCTTGTGCTTTTGTTTCCTGAGATACTTCTTCTTGTTTCTCTTCGGTAACGGCACTTTCATCGCTTCCAACCACTCTTGTCTCGTCAACTGAGTCATTTTCAACTGGCTTTTCTTGACTGTCATTTGTTAAGTCTACTTTAGTTACGGTCTCTTCTTGCTCAACAACTTCAGGCTTTTTTAAATCAAGTTTAACAGGCTCATCGCTGTTGCTGTACTTTTTAATTTTTGGTTTTTTAATAGTTTGTTTCTCTACTGTGTTATCAACCTCTGGTTTTTCTTTCTGTTCTTCCATAATATAAAATATAAATTAGTAATTATCTAGGTTCAAATCCACCTAAATCAAATCCACCAAGTACATCATTACCTGCAGATTCAAACTTTTTAGGTGAACCACCTGTTTTTCTTTGATCTATAAGCTCACTTTGTTGTGAAGCTTGTATTCTAGTTCTTTCGTCTTTCCTATCTTCTTTTTCAGATTCTCTAGACTTATAGCTTTCAACTTCCATTTGTTTAAGTCTCATATTCATTTCAAACTCTAACATCATCAACTGTTTTTTAAGTTCAGCGTCAGATGAGTTTTCTTGAGTTCTCAAGCTAGACTTCATTTGCTCCATTTGCATTTGCATTTGAGTTATTACTTGTTGTTTCTGAACTTCAGCTTGAGCAGCCGCTTGTTGTGCTTGAGCATTAGCCATAGCTTGAGACTGCTGCAATTGTTGTTGTTTTTCTAGGTCTGCTTTTTCTTTTCTTTTTCTTCTAAGCTTTAAAAGTTGATTAGCTAGCTTTGTGTTTCTAACGTTTCTAATATCAATAGCATCTTCTAAATCAATATTGTTTTGAGCTAGAGCTTGCTGTATATTATTTTCAAGCATTGCTTTTTCTTCTTCATCTGGCGCTAATTCTAAGAATATGCCAAAGTCATACAAGTGTAGCTCTGACATTTCTTGTAGCGTAGCAACGTTGTGCACGCCTATACTCTGTATAAACGCTTCTTTTGTAGGTGAATACTCTATAATGTCAGATATTCTAAGAGATAAACACTCACATATCTCCGCTGTCAAGAATAGCCCTGAGTTTAATATATGTCTTGTTGCGGTATTACTATTTGCAGCTGCTAGTTTTTGTACACCAACCAAAGCTCTTTCATCAGGCATGCTACCATCACGAGCTTCGTTAAGTCCGGTCACGTCACGTATCATTTGCAAGTAATAGTTGTAATTACCTATTAACGCTTGTATTTTATTACCGCCAGATCCAGATGTTATTTCTTGAATAGGTACTTTACCTGGATTCATATCACCTTCTTGGGTAAATGATCTACCAATAACACTACCTGTTTGGAAGAACATGTTTAAAGCTTCCTGCGGATTATAGTTTGTGCCATTACCTAAATCAACTTCAGCTAAACCGTCTGCGTCTAAATAAACACCATCAGGCACCATACGCGACATTACTTGTTGTAGCTTTAAGTGTGTTAGTTGTATCATATCAGCAAAACCTGTAATACGTTTTACTAATGATTCAATTTTACCTTTGTACATGCGCGGCGCAACGATACTATAGTTCATTTTAACTTTAGTAAAGTTACTCTTAGGTCGCATCATGTTTTCTGACATCTCCCACTTAAGCAACTTGTTTGTACCTAAAATTAAAGCACCTTCATATAAAGTTTCTATTGCTCTTTCAAGCTTAGAAAAATTACCTTCAACACCTTCAGGTGGATTAAAGCTATCATCTTTTTGTATAAGCTTGTCTGCACCGCTACCTGTTTCTTTTACTTTATATACTTCGTTCATATACGTTTTATAATTAAAATATAAAACTTGAACTTTATTGCGATCTATGTCTTCATATCTTGGTCCTGAATTATAAGAATTAGATCTTTGTGGATAACCTGATTGTTGTATTTCTTCTATGTCTTCTTGACTAAGATGCGGAAACTGTTTAACTAGTTCGTTTATAGGTATGTTTTTAATTTCACCAACATAATACACGTCGTCAAAGTACGGTGAGTCTGTAAATGAGTAAACAAGATCAGCTGGATCTACATATTCAACTATTGCGCCTTCAGACGTATTAAAGCTTGTTTTAACAGCGCCAATACCTAAAACTGTTAAATCGTAATAAAATCTACGCTTAATTAAGTCATATCTACTACCATCTAACAATACGTTTAACGCTTGCTCTTCTGCTAGCTCTACAGCTTGTTTGTAGTTTAATTGCATGTGAAGTCCAAGCTCGTCAGTATCTTCTGGTAAAGTTTCTTTATCGTTATCATATAAATTAATACCAAACTCCTGTTGAACTTTGTCATTAAAAGCTCTAGTATTCATATCTGACAATATAGACTCCATATACTCAGTTCTTTTACTAACACCAAACATATCTTGAGAGTACGCTTTAACCTCATATTCTATCTGCAATACCATTAACAACTATGTCTACAAACTTAGGTATTATTGGAACAGGGCTCCAGTCTAAGTTTAAGTAGCTTAAGTCACCGTTTATAGATAACTCATCTTTATATTTTTGTATAGACTGTTCGCCTCTAGCGTATAATCTTAACTTGTGAAAATTATTAAAGTTTGTGTCATATCTAGTGTGACTTCTATCATCGTAAAACCACTCTGTCTCTATTGCTTTAGCAACCTTTAAACCGTAGTCATAGCTTAACTTTTCAGCATCGCTAACTACTTGACTTGGAAAATAACTTTTTATAACAGACTCTGCCATATTTTATTTTATTATTGTAGATGTATATCCTTTATTATCGTATGTTGATACGTTTACGTTTAATTTTGGTTTTATTCTTGTTGCTGATGGTGTGTAAAGGTGTCTGTTGCAAGCCATTATAGCTAAACCTGAACTTATAGTTGCATCAAACTTAGTTCTTTTATTTATATCAAACCTACTCCAGTCGTTTAGCGTTTCATTAAAATATATATTTCCGTACACGCCGTCACCTTTATGGCCAACGTGTTCTTGTATATACATCTCAATTGCAGCTGCGTGAGCTTGCTTAATATCTTCACTGGAGTTTGGTATACCACCTATTTCTTTCTCAGTAACAGATAGTTTATTCCAAACCTTGTCTGGTCTATTCATGCTAAAACCTCTGTAACCTCTACGCTTTAAATAATAGAGTAATCTTGGCTTATTGTTTTCTGCTAGTAGAGGCATGCCATAAAATACTAATGACATTAACACATCTTCAAAAAATATGTCTGCAGTTTGTGGTCTAGCTATATATTCTAAGAACATATGGTTTGGTGGAGCGTCTTCCATAGAAAACTTAGTTAATCCATGTAGCGATCCTTTAGAACCTTTGCCACCAACAGTACCGCTAATGTCGTAGCTGTCACAACCAAAAGCTCCAACGTGTTCGTTACCAGGATATTTAACTCCATTTTTTACTATTATTTTATTCTGCAAATGACTTGGCGGCACCCAGCTTATTTTAAACCTACCTTGTGCGTTAGGATAAAATATAACGCTACTGTCTTTAACGCCATTTAACCATTGAAAGTTACCGGTAGTAATAGCGTTATCATTACCTATACCTTCGTTGTAATCTATTTGCTCGTATATCTTAACTAAATTAAATATACTATTTTTTGCTTCATCTCTAAAAGCATGCTCTTCAGTTCTTGGAAATTGACGGTAAAATTCATTTAAACCGTCTTGATCTCCTTTTAACCCGTCAGCTTCGTTATTCCAATGATCAATTATACCATAGTCAATTAATTCACCGTCGGGTCCGTATACATCATGATCTGGGTTATTAAATACAGGTTGTCCGTACTCGTCAATAAATCCTTCATAGTTCCACTCCATTGGGATAAACAAAGAATATAAACCAGACTTTGTTTGTCCATTGCGGTTTCTAGAAGTGACATCTGAGTCATTGTACAGTTTTTTAAAATTATCTCCACCTTTATCAAGAGCATTGCTCGTTGATCCCATCATGCATTTACCAACTATACGAGCACCTAGCCTTAAACAAGTTTTAGTTACTCGCCAGTTGTTTAGAATATTATCAGGTCTTTCCCACTTACCACTTTCATCGTGTACTAACAAGCTAAGCTTTTCACCATCATAACTGTTGTCTCCAGTGTTTTTCCAGTCAATAGTAGTATCAAGTCCAACCAACTCTTCCTGCTTTTCGTTCGCAGTAATTTTTCTACGCGTAAACTTACTTGCAGGAACCCTATAAGCAAGTTCACTTTTAGGTCGGTCCATACCGTCTTGTATCGGTTTAAAGAAAAACGGATAGTTAACAGATATTGGTACAACTTTATCGGTAAACATTTTTTTAGCATCACCACCACTTTTAGATAGTATTCCATATCTAGAGTCACTCGATATAGTAGCTAAATTAACGGTTTCAGCTGAACTCATAAAAGAAAAACCACTACGTCTGTTTTTTAAATAAC